CTTTTGTGGGCGTGCTGCCGTCCAATCCGGGGCGCAGCGATTCGCGTTGATCGCGCCCCAGTTGTAGACGCCGCCGCCGGAGCTCACGCTGAAGGCATTGTTGCCGTTGCCACGACCCGCAGAGCGCAGCCGCACACGGCGGCCCACAGTGCGCTGTGCAAGGTCGCGGGTGATACGCAGCGGGTAGGTCTGCCACAGAGCCTGCGGGGTCTTTGCGCCGGTGCGCTCCTTCCAGTACGGCCAGTATGTACCCTCGCCACTGACCTGCGGAGAACAGTAGATCTCCTCCAGCGAGGGCAGGAAGATTTTGTCATAGGTCACCACAGCGCTGCCGTCATCGGTGACGGTGTTGCCGTAGGTCACGACCTTCACGCGGGTCAGCGCGTTCTTGAAGTCATCCGAGAAGCCAGCAAGGAAGCCGGGCACGGTGTCCGCCTGATCGGGCTTCATGTCCCATTCATCTTGCGGCTGCCACCACGCACCAGCGGGTGCATCGCTGTTGAGGTACTGGCGGTATGCGGACTTATACCACCGGTTATCGCCGTAGGCAACCGAATGCAAGCCGTTCAGTTTGCCGTTGGGCTTTGCAAGGAAGGAACCAAGATTTATGCCATCGACGCCAGCAGAGACGTTGCAGGTCTCCAGCAGCTCGGACTTATACTGATCCTTGTAGACGTAAACCTTCCAATTGGCAGGTGCAACGTCCGGTGCGTTATAGAAGCCGGTCATGCGTGCACCTGCGGGGGCATTTTTGGTCAAGGTAAAATTATAGGCACCGCCGTTTATGACGTTTGTGCCATAGGTAAAATCAAAAATGATGTTGTAGGTGCCAGCCACCAGACCGGCCTCCGGCACAACGTAGAAGGCCTGATATGCAGAAAACTGGATATCTTCCAGAGACGCGTAGTGCATCTGCAGTACCATTGCGGGTGCGGTGGTGCCGGTCTCACCCTCGGCGATATCGTCCGTCTTTACCACGTCCCACGGGCAGTCGTAGACTTTGCCGTCCTTTGCGGTGTAGGTGTTCACCAGCTGGGTGCCGACCGGAAAAACCGCCGGTGCGTTACCGGCAGCCACCACGGCCTTGATGCCGTTATAGTCCATCTCCTCCACCACGCCGGTCTGTGCCCGCGCGATCACGCCCAGCGAGCTGGACATACCCAGCAGGGCGGCAGTCATCTGGTCAAGCTTTCTGCCGTTGTCTTTTGCGGTCTGATCCAGATAGATAGGCTCCACCACCTCGGTGGCAGGTGCCTGCGTGCTAATTTCGTTTTCAGCCATGTGTTACTCCTTTCAGGATTTGCGGTATTTCATGCAGACTTTGCCGTCTACAACGACAAATCCGCAGGATTCGAGGGCTACGGTGCGCGTATCCAGTGCTTGCTCTGCCTGTTCCGCGCGGGTGGTTTCGGCGGTGATGGCGGCATCCAAGCGCTGCTCCTCGCCCTTGGCGCGGGATGCTTCAGCGGCAATCCCGTCCGCGTTCGCTTGCACTTCTGATTTATCTGCTTTGCCAGCAAGCGTAGTGTTTGAATTGCTCTCCAAATCCACAATGCCGTCCTCGATGTGGTTCAGCTGCGAAGCGGTAAGCACTTCGCCGTTTGCAAAGTTCTGCTTCTGATAGCTCATTGATATGTCACCTCCTCTTCATTTTCGTTGGTTTTCGTAAAAGCCGTTTCTGTTTCAGTATCAACAGGCTCATCGACTTTTGGTACGGGACTGTATATCAAGTTGATTCCATCCCACAAATAAGCTGTATAAAACCCTTCTGTCATTCCTGACAAGTCATCAAACAGAATCTCATCGGGCGGAAGAGGGTTTGGAATAACGCTTTCGTGGCACCACCCGCCGCCATACAATCGACCATCCAATCCGACTTTGCACTTGAACTTGAAATGTTCCATGATATCCACCTCACATAAAACCGTATAGTTCCAACGGGCGGCAAACCTTATCGTTTTTATTAACACCATCAGAAATAGGAACTTCCAAATGTATCACGCCAGTTATAACGTTATTTTTATAGTCGGACGTTCTCTCGTTTCCATTTCCAAAAGTGATACCATTATATGATACTGTTACCTTTCGCCAGTGTACCGTATTCCACGGATAAGCATAAGAGTACGTTTGCCCATTAACAGGAAGAACGACCGTAAGTCTACCAGCACCGCCGCCACCTGAAAACCATGTTCCATCTTTATGCGTGTCATAGACCAGCATTACAGACGAGTAGGACGAAAGATCGATTTTTGTAGTTTGCGCAGCGAATTCGCCTATCGGGTTGCCATAAGAATCTTTTTCATAAGGCCATTCAAAAATCTTACTGTTGCGAATGCCGTGAAAAGATATGCCACCGCTGTATATAGAAACACTTCCATAGGCATTCGTTATGTCTATGCCATTGTTGTTTATAATAACTTTATTATTTCCGCGAACGACTTGTACGTTTTGACCGGTGATTTGAACTTTGCCTTCCCAGTCGCTACGAGTGACGACCAACCCATTTTCAGGAGTAAACGTTATCATGCTATAAAGCTCTTCTTTTGTTGCACGAAGAATAATAGCATCAGCGTTCTGAGAAATCTTTGTTTCCGCTGCACCGATGCGCGTAGAAACGCCAGCCATGTCAGTCTGGTACGTTTCCTTCGTGACGCGGGATTCAATTTCAGCTTGCGTCTTTTTGAAATCAGAAGAATACTGTGTCTTGAACTGCGTCAAGTCCTGCTTGTTCTGGTTAGTCTGCGTAGCAGTCTGGTTTATCTTTTCAAGGTTCGCTCTGTCGGTCGCAGCCTGTTGGCTCGTAACGCCGCTTGTGGACTGCGCGTAAGAAAAACTTGTGACCGTCTCGCCCGCACCGGAAATCGCTGTGTTGCAGTTCAGAGCCAGCGTAACGTTGGTGACAATGGTATCATGTACAACGCCGTCTTTGTCCTTGTAGCGTATCATGTCCAGCGGAAACAGATACGGTGCAGACTTGATGGTGGCGCTGTATGGACGGTAAGCAAACCCGCCGCGTGCGGTTTGCAATTCCTTCAAAACACCCTCGTAGGCGTTGGTCAGGAAGCCGCAGTCACTCAGGTCAAGCGTATAATCTGCTGTGCCGGACAGGTAGGTGTTGCCGTTGCCATCGTCACAGGTAAAACCTGTAATGGTGATGTCGTTCTCCAACATATCGCTGGAATAACGCTCACTTGCGGTGATGGTCACACCAGTCTGCTCGTACCATTTCAGCACAAGCCGTCCGCTGCCATCCATGAATGCGCAAGTGCCTGTAAGCTGCGCACACCATTGCAAAAGCTGGCGGTAGGTCAAAGTCTGGTTTGTATCAGGCAGACCGCCGATGCTAAAATAGTGGTTCGGCAGCACCGAAACATCCGTTGCAAGCGTGACGTTGCAAATGGAGCAAATTTTCTGGATAAGCGCATCAACGTGGATAGGGAAGGAGAGTGCAGAAGCGTTCACCTCGCGGTCAAACAAGACCATGTAGTCCAGCGCAGAGATGCTTATTGTGCTCAGTTTGCGGGGCGGGGTGTCCACGATAAAAAGACCGCAGGGAACATACGCAACGTCTTGGTCAGAGGACGCAGAGCCAAGAATCATGCGTCTTAGAATGCCCTTGCCTAGCGTTGCACTCTCAAGAACGCTGGACAGTTTGATGCCGATTTTGACGTTCAGGACAGCGCCCTCAAAGGAAACATCATTGAACTTGCCATCGTAGTTTTGCAGCTTCAAGGACAGTTCAGACGCAACCGCAGAACCGACCTCAATTTTGCTGTTGGTCACGCAGTACCGGTCAATCTTCAACCCGCCCTGAATGATATCTGCATCGGTGATGGTGAACGTCTTGCTGCCAGCAGTAACCTCAATAAGGGCAGTCTGTTTGTTGCCCTCGTTGAAGGATTTTATGATATCTTGCGATACATTGACCATCAGTGTGCAGCCCTTTCGATGATGTTAAAAGATATCCCTTCCCAGCGATTCATCCGCGAATTATACATCGGAACAGCACGGTCACCAACGTAAAACTCGCTGGTTTTCCAATCGCCAGCCATTGCATCAAGATAGGTAACGTTGATGTATTCTGGGTTGAACGCTTTCAGGATAGCAGCGGCTTCTTTTATCGTGGTGTACTTCCATTCCAGTTCCAGCTTGACGCACTGTCCAAGACGTTTCTTGTCCATCTTGTTATCCTCTGTACGTCCGGCATCGGATGCAGAGATGTCCTGTAACCGCCACTGATAAGAAGAGGGGCATTTAAGATACTGCCCATCCACGCTCCGAATCGGATTGTACTGGTCAAGTTCCATAAATGCCCCTCCTTTAAGTACCTACCGGGATAATTGTTTTGCCGTTGCGCTGGTTCGTTCTGTTCACTGCCTGATAGAAGCTGGAGACGTTGATTTCTGCGCTCCCTTCCTTCTCAAGCAGTGCCTGCAGCAGCTCGTTCTGACGGCGCAGAAGCTGGTTCTGCCGCTCCATTGCGGCTTCAACACCTTCTCGGATGCCCTCAACGATTTGGTCATTGTTGGCAACTGCTGTGTGACCGCCCAGAGAGCCGACCATCTCTGCACCGGCTTCTCGGGCGATGAAAAGCTGCCCGGCATCGGGGAAACCGCCATTGGCAAAGCCGAAAATGCCTTTAAAAAAATCAACTACGCCGCCTATGGCATTGCCAACCCAGTCAACGACACCGCCGAAAGCATCTCCGACCCATCCAAAAATATCACCAGCAAAGTTGCCAACGGCACCAAGAGCGGAAAGAATCGCACCCGGAATGTCACCGGTGACCGCTTTGAATATTGCCATTCCTCCGTTGAGCAAGGTCTTACCCCACTTCAAAGCGTCCCCACCCGAGCTAGAACCACTACCAGAACCAGAACTGCCACCAGAGCCATTTCCAGAGCCGATACCTAAGTTGGAGCCAAACTGTTTAAGAAAATTCAGACCAGATTTAAGGATGTCTCCCCAATTTGTGTCGAAAGCTTTAAAGATAAAGTCCGTAAGGGTCTTTACGCCTTTTTTGATGCCGAGAGATTCCCAAGCGTCAGAAAAGTCAATTCCAAGCTGGTTCAAGAATCGCTTTGAACTTTTCAGAATAGAATCCCAACTGTCAGAGAAAAATTTCCCAATGCCACTGTCTTTGTCAAACAAATCGCTGAAGAAGGATTTCAGCCCACCATACGCCTGTTTCAAGGCGGGAACTTGGTCGATGACTTCACCGACTTTGTCTTTCAGATTGTTGAAGGTGGTAATAACATTTTTCACGCTGTCGATGGTATCAGAAACGTTCTTGATAGCAGTGGAAACCTTAGTAAAGACAAGGTAGATACCCTCAAACGCTTTTTGGATGGCAAGACCGGCAGCGCCAAAGAAGCCGTTGTACTGGTACTCGTTTTCAATCTCCGCAACGCTCTTCTTTACGAAAGACCGGATATCAGAGACCGCACTCACAAAACCATCATGCGTGTTCAAGATAGACTTCGATGCAGCGGTAAGAGCATCAATAGAAGATTTGAAGCCGTTGGAGATGTCTTTGCCCGCCTTAGTAACAGCATTGATGCCCTCTGTGAAATCGCCCAAGTCGGTTTTCATCTTCTTGAACCAACTACCAAAGCTATCGTTTGTGGTACGCATCGTGCGTTTCAGCGCGTTTGCGGTTTCCATCATGGACTTACCGCTTGCGTCAACGGAAAGGCTGATAGAGCCACCGCGCAGACCGTAGTTCTCATCTGCCAGCTGAGAGCCGATGTTCTTTACCGCGTTAGACACGGACTGGATGGCGTTCACCGCAAGGTCTTTGGCAGCGGAGATGCCATTGGCAAGGCCTTCTACAATGTAACCGCCATAGCCCTTGAAAACTTTGGAAGGGGAGTGGATGCCAAGTTCAGTCTGTGCTTCTTCTTGGATTCCGTCCGTTACAACCTTGACAGCATCATCCGCAACGCTCTTTTTGCCAACGATGCCTTTTGTGATGCCATCTATGATGTTTTTGCCAACGTTAACAGGATTGAACTTGGAGATTTTCTCGATTAACTTCCCAAACCACTTCACGGCTTCTTTAATTCCGTTGATAACGTCAGCAATCAGAAGGATGAACTTTTCTGCAAAATTTCCGTTCGCTGCAATTGCCAACCGGTCAGCTTCATCAACGCCACTTGTAATCCAACCAACAAAAACGCCTATATTGTGGATTGTTTGGGCAATGCCCATCACAAAGTTTTCAATGAAGTTGCCATTCATCTGCAAATCCAAGCGGTCTGTTTCGGAAACTCCGTTTTTAATCCAACCAACAAAGATTGCAATATCGTTAATGATGTTCCCAATCGCGGTAACGGCAGCAGCCGCAAAGTTTGCAACGCTTTCGCCAATAGACTTGAAGGAATTGAACCAGTCGGTTTCCATTCCAAAGGCAGTTTTCTGGTTTTCACTTCCAAGCCCGCGAACGGCTACGGAAATAGCTTCAAAGCCTATAACAGCAAGACCCGCAACAGGATGACCGGATACGATAAGCCCGATGCCAGCAAGCGTTGTAACTAAATCCCAAACGTCAAGGTCGAGCTTCTTCACAACTTTTGAAATGGAATCAAACGCGGAAGCGATTCCTTCCTGCCAGCTTTCAGGGAGCAAATTCAGGATAGATTGGCCAAGATTGGAAAGAGATTCTTTCAGGTATTCAATGGATTCTCCGAGTTTCCCATCGGTAAGTGATATGTTCCAACCCTGTTTGAATCCTTCCGCTACGAGGTAGACAAGCGTCCTTACACGCTCAAGACCTTTTCGGAATTTCTCACTATTCTGATAAAGGCTTACAAACCTTGCAACGATAATTCCAACGGCAACCGCAGCTGCCATTATCGGTTTTTTCCAAAGCTTCAAGACTGCTTCGATCAAAGAGCCTTCGCCTTTGATTTTCTCAAGAGCGGTAAGAACTGAGTTGCTAATTGCCCATGTTGCAAAACCGGCTGCAATTCCAGAGATAAGCGGAAGCAGCTTTTCAAGTTTTGCCTTGATTTCATCAACGGAAGAACCAACGTAGTTCTTGAACATATCGTAGCCGGACAGGTCTACATCACCTAAGATGTTGCCAGCAGCGCCAGCACCAGAGCCGGAACCACCGGAAGAGCCATTGTCCTTCTGGATAACGTTCAGTTCATCAAAGCCCATGATGTAGTTCTTGAACGCCTTTGCTGCTTTGCCGGTCGCTTTGGTGGTATTGTCCATCGCATCCGTGACGCCACCAACAGCATCGCTTGCGCTGCTGAAATCCGGGAACTCCACCTTGACGCCCATTAACGATGCGATGCCGGTCACAAGTTCTTTGACTAGCTCAACGGCAGCGATCAGCGGGGGGAGAATGGATTTCAGGGCAGGGTAGAGCAAAGAACCAACGGCGCGAGCCAGACTATTCAGCTGTGCCTGCAAAATGCGAATCATGTTCGCAGGGCTAGACAAAGTGCGGGCGAAGTCTCCCTGTGCATCGGTGGTCTGCTTCATGATGGCAATGTACCGCAGAACAGCCTTATCAGCCTGAGACAGGGTAGAAACGCTCTGCGAATAGCCAAGATTAAGCAGTTCCTGCTGCAACCGTGCGTTAGAAATATCGACACCCAGACGGCGAATCGGTTCAAGTTCGCCGGAGATAGCCGCCTGAATCTTCGTAAAGGATTCTGCAACAGGGATATTCTTCAAAGAAGCGAGGTCATAGCCAAGCTGCGTCAGGTTTTTCGACAGCACATACGCCTTGTCGCTTGCCAAGCCAAACGAGGTAGTCAGACCCTGAATCGTTGCCATGTTGTTCATGGCTTCGGTGGGGTCGATGCCAAGCAGGGTCTCCATCTTGTTGATGAACGCGCTTGCTTCGCCGGTCAGTCCCTTCATGGACACACCGAACAGGTTTGCAGCTTCGTAGTAGCTGTTAAATTTTTCCGCTGCGTTGCCAAGATAGGTGGCAATGGCTTTCAGCGAGACAAGCTTTGCCGCAGACCGCATGAAGCCATTCAACTGGCCGGAAAGGCTCATGTAGCTTTTTTTCTGCCGTTCGTTGGCAGCGGTCACACGGTTAGCCTGTGTCACAACCTTACTCAACTGCGGCGGTAGCTTTGCAAAAGCGTTGCCCACCTTGTCAAGCTGAGATGCAAGAGGAGTAAGAGCGGCGGATATCTTCTGGCAAGAACTCGCGAAAGAATCAAGGTCAGTCGCTTTCAGCTTGTCGGTCAGGTCGGGCACAGTACCAATCGCCTTGAATGCGCTACCGAGCGATTTTAAACCAGAAATGTCCAAAATGGACAGGGGTGCAAGAGCATTCGTCAACTGCGTGATGCTACCGGACATGGAGTAGAAGTCCACGCCGTTCAGAGCAGATACCGCGTTTGGAATCTTCTTGATGGCATTTACAACGGAGTTAACACCTTTCACGCCAGCGGTTGTGTTGACGGAAGAGATACCATTCAGGAAGTTTGTGACCTTATCCAGACCGGAAATTCCGGCAGACGCTTGTTTTAGCGCGGAAATGGAACTAGACAGCTTATCAAGGCTTGTACAGACCTTGCCAACACTGCCCTTCGTCCGCAAATTAGAAATGGCGGTAGCAAGCTTGTCAATGTTAAGCTCTGCACCCTGCGATTCCGCAGAGATCTCTACGGATAAGCTTGTAATATCAACATCAGCCATTGCTACCACCGTCCTTCTGATTCATCATAGAGAACATTGCCCTCTTGATGCGTTCCTGCGCTTCCAGTGCGCGTTGGTATTCGTATTCGTCCTGCTCTTTCTGGGTGAGAGGAATCGGTCTATCCATGTACTTAATGGGGCTAGACCCTTTCTTGCGGAACATATTGCCAACCGTAGAGGAAAGTGCAGATGCCGTGTAGAAACCATTTCTCCACGCTTCAACATTGGCTCTTCGGGCGCGTAGTTCTTCCGCGTCACGGTAGACCTTTGCCAGCCAGACGTCATCACGCCAGAACTGGTCATAAGTCATGCCAATGGAAATGTAATAGGCTTCTACATCGTGGAACAGCTTAGACACAGAGAATGGCTCTGTGTCGCTGTCCGATTCTTGAGACTGTGAGGTTACACAATCTCCCACGTTGCGTTTTTTGCGGTCTTGTCCTCTTCATCGGTGGCAACCAGAGCCTTGATCGAATCCGCGTACATCTCCATCAAGGCAGCCATCAGACCTTCCTTGTCCTCGATGTTCGCAAGCATATCATCGACCAGCTTTCGCTTGATGCTCTTGTTGCGGGCAATGAATGCGCCATAGAACAGAGCCTTAGTGTTTTTGACAGGGTTGATGCCGTTAGAAAACTCGTAAATCTGGAAGCCGTTGCGTTCGGTGGCTTCGGCGCTTTCGCGGGTGAAGGTCAGTTCGTAAGTGTTCTTGCCATCGGGGGAATGAAAGTTGATAACCTTAGCAGCCATAATAAATGCTCTCCTTTATAAATAGGGGCAGAACCAAATCCGTTGTTCAGTTCTGCCCGGTTTGATTGATTCGATTTTTGCGGTTTAGCCGCCATTGACAGTCAGGGTCTCGCTGAACTCAGGCTTCTTGGTGAAGATGCAGTTGATGGTCATTTCCACGACCTCGTCCACGCCGAAGCCGGACAAGCCAACCTGATGCATACCCTGCCAAGAGAAGCCGGAACCATCCTGCATCTTCAGAGCGTAATACTTCACGGTGTTGCTCTCGGAAGTCTCATCGTAGCCAGCTTCCTTGACCTTCTTGTAGTCATCCTTGTTGTAGTTGGCGGTGAAAGCCTTGGTATCGCTCTGGATAATGCCAAAAATGTTGACCTGCATGGGGTCGGACAGGGTAGTGGCATCCAGAAGGTTCGGCTCAGAGATCAGGTCGGGCACATCCTTAATGTCGCACAGCTTCGTCAGAGCGGTTGCGCTGTCGCCACAATACAGGGTGGTATTCAGACCGGAGATAGCAGTACTCATAGAATGTTTACCTCCTTAGTTTCGGTAAATCATTCCGTCCTCTCTGATTGTTGCCCCATAGCTGCAATCAATCCGATAGACGGAATTGTTATACAGCCCATTCAACGGGGCAAACGACTTGCGATAAAATTTAAGCGGTTCAAGAACAGAATCCACGATGCCAACGATGGAACGTGCTTCTGCAATGCGCCCGGTGTCCTTATTGGAGTAGACCCGCACACGCAGGGAAACGGCAGCGTACTTGCTGTGGCCAGCAGAATCAATGTGTACAGGCAGATTGCTGTTTTCCTCTATCTGCACACACGGAAACTTCTTGACGTTGCTGTCATTGATTTCGCCAGTGACAAAGATGCCGGGCACTTGCTTTCGCAGTTCTTTAGCAACGGCCGTGAAAATGGAATTGAAATAATCAATCAACTATTCCAAACCTCCCTCCACGTTGCTTCGACCTGAGAAGCCATTTCCTCAACAGCTCCCCACATAGCCATAGCTGGTTCGTTGCCATCGGTGTAATTCAACTGGCCTTTGCCATCCACCTGTTTGACAGGTGTACCAGCATTGCCGGATTCTCCGTAGTAGTACCATCTGCGGTTTGCGCCTTGCCCTTTGCCGTAGGAGCCATGCGCACCAACGCCGGGCGGTAGTTCGCCGCCATATCCGTTGTGATGTGCGCCAGTGCCAAACTCGATGAACGCAACTGCCTTGCCCTCTGCAACGATGGTACAAGTCTTGTCTTTTTGGTTGATATGGCATTTCACGTCATTGGAGCCAGCGTATTCCGCATTAGCGAAACGCACCTTTGCGACTTCAAGTCCAAGCCAAGAAAGACGAAAAGCAAACGCTCTAGCCTTTTTGTTCAGGGTGGTCTTGTACTCCTGTATCTGACGTTCCGCATCACGAAGTCCGGCATCGCTCAACCTCACCTTAATTTTCACTTGCAGCCACCTCTTTCAGCGCATATAACGTGTCCGTAATATGCTCTGCGACCTTGACCACAGTGTAATTGAACGGCTTTGAAATGTCCGTCTGAAACCAGACGTGTGTGCCTTCATAAAGCGGTGTGTTGCGCTTTTTGCTGGACGAACTGACAACGTAGCTGTAATCCGTGAACGCTCCAAAAGGGTTTGCCTCCGCAGAACCAGTAGGAGGGCTGACGTTCAGCATCAGCTTTGCGGGTTCGCTCCACGATTCGTATGCAGATTCGCCAGTCTCGTTTCCCCATTCGTCCACAACAGGCTTTTTCTCGCCGACTGGGTTTGAATACCACAGCGGGCGTTTATCCAGCGGGCTACCATTGAACATCAGCCGATAACACCTACTCTCGGAACCACTTCATTTAGCAGGGACTGCGCCACATCAGAACTTTCCCACACACGAGTGATGCCATTGTTGGTATAACTCGTCTGCCCGTTTGCGCCGATGTGGTTATACAGTTCCGCTGCAATGCGTATCTGCAACGACTGATACTGCAAGGGCAGTTCTTCCGGTCTGTTACCAAATGGGTAGCCCTGTGCAAATATCTTGTCTTTGGCGAAATCAAGCAGCAGGTCGAAGAGTGGGTAGTCCTCGTCCGCGATTTCACGGTCAAGTGCAGGGGCGATGTACTGCCCCAGCTTGACTGCCGCTTCGGAATACTGGTCTCCCATGCTGCTTTCCTCCTTTCGCCTTAGTAAGCCTTGATGCAGTACACAGCGTCCATGCGTTCAAAGGACGGCAGGACGATTTCGGAAGCATAGACGTTTGCGTTGACCGGGTGAACGGTCAGCTCAGTGGTGATGGCAACGCCGGTGTTCACGATGGACACGGATGCACCAGACTGGCCAGACAGCAGATCGGCTTCCTCCGGAGTAGTGCCGTACCAAGTGCTGCCCAGAGCGCCGGACGGGGCAACCACCACCATGCCATCGGGCAGATACTTCTCGCTTGCACTGTACTGGTCTGCCTTGAACATCTTGTCGTACAGATGGATGGTCAGACCGGTTGCAGATTCGATAATCTGCCGTGCTTCGGCATCCAGCAGAACGGCGTTCGCCTTTGCGGTGACGGTCATAAACCGATTCTTCACCTCGTCCGCAGCAATCATGTTGCGGAAGGTGGCGGTGTTCATGTACACTTCGGTCACGACCTCGCCAACGCTTGCCAGAACAGCGTCCTTTGCGGCGTTCAGGTCAGCAATGGGAGTGGCGGTAGCAACGTTCCACTTGGACTTTGCGACAGAGACTTCCTTGTAGTTGGTGGACTTCCAAGTGCCGTCCGGGTCGTAGTTGTAGGTGTAGTTCACGCCGTTTGCCTTGATGGTGATGCCAGGAACGCCATTGGCGGGAGCCAGCAGCTGCCAGATCATGCGCTCAGGAACGATACGAGCGCCAGTGATAAGCTGTGCGGTGTCATCGTACAGGCGGTTCATCACATCACGGGCATAGGGGTCGTTGCTGTCCAGAACGCGCAGGATTTCCTGACGGTCTTTCTCGCCCAGATGGTAGCCCTCACGGAAGAACGGCATCTCAGTCTCGTCGAACTTGAAGCCCTCACGGGTGCGGAACGTAGCCTTTGCGTCAAATGCGCTGGGCATCAGAGACACGCCAACGCCCTTGTGGCCACGCAGCCACTTCAGGTCAAGACCAGCCTTCTTCTTTGCAGGGAACAGTGCGTCAGATGCAAAGGGCATCGCATTGGTGGGGTCATTCGTCCAATAGGCGGCAATCGCAGCCGGGGCAAAGACTTCCTTAAGATTCAGTGCCATGTTGTTTTACCTCCTATTAAGCGTTCACGCTGATGTTGTCACGGCAGAAGATGCCGGGAACGGCGGTCTTGAGTGCCTTGATTGCGTCAGCGTCAAAGGTGAAGCTGGAACTTGCTGCTGCCTTCTTGGTGTCGATAACACCACGAATCAGCAGGGCAGCATTGGGGTTCTCTGCCGGGTCAACGTCATACAGCAGGATGCCGTCAGCGTTGATGGTCTTAGAACCAGTTTCGCCAGCAGCAACAGCTTTCTTGCCAGCCAGCGTCATGGGATAGCCAGCCTTAACCGCAGCAGTTTCGGTCACGGTAAAGGGAATGGCGGTGTAGTCATTGGAAGCAAGGATGGTATCGTTGATTCCGTTGACCGTGTTTCGGGTAAACTTCATGTTTTCCTCCTTGTTAATGGAAAGCACTCATTGCGTCGCTCGATGCCTTAGAAGTATTTGCGTTCTGCTGTGCAAGGCTCTTAGCAAACGCCACGCCTTCGCTGTCAGAGCCGCCATTGCCATCCGCACCCGGAGGTGTGGGCATATCCTTCAGCAGGGAAGCCTTGTATGCGGTGTCGTGGGCGGTCATAAATTCCGACTGGAACTTAAATACCTTGTCCATGTCACCGTCAGCCAGTGCAGACGCAGCCTTGTTGGCAAGTTCAGCGTCATAACCCTGTGCAACGAACTTCTCACGGTAAGATGCGAGGGTCTTTTCCTTAACGAGGTTCTCCTTGTCGGCAGTCAGGGCTTCAATCTGCTTCTGCATTTCTGCAAGCTTGTCAGCCTGTTCCTGTGCGGCATTCTCGTCATCGGTTCGCTTTGCCTTGAGCTGCTTCTTGTACTCAGCGGCTTCGCCGTTGGCTTTTGTCACGGCGTTACGCAGCTTCTCTACCTCTGCGCTAGGGTCTGCAACCTTTTCAAGCGCAGAAATGATTTCATCGGCGGTCATGCCCTCTTTGTAGGCATCACCAAGCAACACATTGAGTTTCATATCGTTAATTTCCTCCTGCGTTTTTTTACCGTTGCTTCCCTGCAACGCTGCGAAATTTGTATCCCGGCTTCCCTGCCGGAATATATCAGCCCGAAAATTCGGGATGATTACATATTGTCCACAAGCTCTTTGTAGCTAATCCCGCTAGTCAGACCGGGCGATTCTTCACTATCCGTTCCAACGAAATGAGCATTTTTAACACTCGGATGTAAGTACTCAATCATTGCAAAATTAGCCACATCAATCAGCCATTCGGTATTTCCCGTTTCGAGATATTTTTGAATGCGTGGTTGAATCTCCTTGACAGCTTGCGCTAATTCTGGGTAAGTTTGGCTCATCCATCCATACTTGTAATGAGAGACAAGGATTCGGTTTTGCATCTTCTTGACAAAATCGTCATCCCAATCCCTTGCAAGGATTTCACTGTTTAATTCCATCGCTGTTCTCCGGGTTAGTATTGGCAGACTGTTTGTCTGTCATGTTCCCGACATTTGCGTCGGTAGCATCCTGTTTAGGCTGCTCCTGTGGCTTCGGTGCTTTTCCGTCCTCGCCCAGCTTTCCAGAAGCAATCAGGAAGGGCTTGCTCATTTCATAAGCAGCCTGTGGGTCAGGGAACAGACCAGGCGTAGTAAACGCCAACTGCGGGTCAATCGGCTGCTGAATCATCTGTGCGAAAATCTGAACCTTACTCTGCTGATTGTCGTACTGACGGCGCGGCAGTTTGATGTTGATGTCACTTGCCATCAGCTTAGAACCAGCCGTATCACGCAGGATTTTGAGCATTACAGACAGGCTCTGGCGTTCAGCGTACTTGAACATATTCTCGTACTGCTGTGCCCTTGCTTCGGTGTGATTCCAGCCGTTACGGACGATGACTGCGCCCACGTTGTCGGACGTTGCGTTCTCGCTACCAGTGGCACTGGGCATAGCAGTCAGGCTGCGGTACACGTTCAGCATGGAATCAAGCAAGGTCTGGCTCTGCTGCTGATCAAGCTCGTTTGCAATCTGAGAAACAGAAGCGGGCAGACCAGAAGTGGATTTCAGACACATTGCGCCAAGTTCCTTCACTTGGTCAAGCGCATCTTTGTCCACAAGACAGTTTGTAAACACCATGATGGACTGGATGAACTGTGCCACACCGTCCAGACGGTTGCTTTCAAGGTCGTTGATGGCATCCAGCACAGGGATAGCCGGCTCAAACAGACCCATCCGCTCCGGGTTCAGCTTGTATTCGACCATCGGCAACATTCCGAGAGAATGGCTCTCAGACTTTGTGACCTTGCCGTTGTCGATTTCAAAGTACTGGTTTGGCGTATACACGCAAATCAGGTCGTTCAGATCGTTTTGATAATTGCGTGGGATGTGCAGAACGTTGGCAATGGGCTTGTGACCGATGCCGGAGTTGTAAATCACATACGCCATATCCGGGTCAGGAACATCCACCAGCAGGGGCGTTTCGTCCGGGTAGTTTCCGTTGTACCCCTTGTCAGGAAGAACAATGCGGTATCCCTGTCCGCACTCTAACATCCACTGCCAGAGCCGCCGATCGAGCGCATCCTTGCCCTCATACTGCAAAGCGTTGGACAGGCGGGCGATTTCCTCACCGTCACCTGTTGCCGTTTCAGACCGCACATAAGAGCAGGGAGTGCCGCTCATGTAACCGGTGTAGAAGCCCACGCACTCATTGGCATGGTTCTCTACAATGCGATTGGTGATTTCAGCGTGGTACTCCTTCGTGCGATGGAGGACAGGCTGACTACCCAAGTAGTAGTTGTGCAGAAAGCGAATCTCGTTCTTGTTCAGAAGATGAATAGGCTTTGCCTTGCCCATGACCACTTTCAGCACGTTTGCCCGATTGATTTCCGTCTCCGGCGTTTCAATCGGTCTGCGTCCGGTCAGCGGATTATTCAAAAAGCCGTCAACGACTATCTGATACTCAGCCATGCGTTCCTCCTTTCCGGCAAAATAAAAAGCGCAGCAAGACAAACCTGTTAAGGTCTATCTCACTGCGCTTACAACTGCGCTTCAAAAGCTATTCAGTTCTTAAACTTTGGTACGGAGACCCATGTATCTTTTGGAAGGTTGGAATCTCCAATTGTAATCCAATGGCAAAGAGGGCACAGAAGGGAGAACTTACCTTCTACTTCGCCAAGATAACGTCCGCAATCACACGGATTGCCGTTTGCGTCTTTTCGAGGACGCTTGCATCTAACTTTTGCTACCATCTGTGCTCCTTTCGTTGGATTTCTGGAAACAGGCTGTTGAGCACAGACCTGTCAGAAGCTACTGGGAAACTGTTCGCACTTCCAGCCGTGCTATTCTTCGCCCGAAGAAAACCATTGCAGCCTTTGCATTCAGTTGTCGAACAGACGTAAAACGGGTAAGCTGCAATTTTGGTGCTGCATAATGGATTTGAACCAATGTATGTCCGGTTATGAGCCGGATGCTCTAGCCTGACTGAGCTAATGCAACATAGAAACCCGGCTTGATTGGTTAACCGCTGCTCTTTGCAATGTCATGCCTAAACATTACATCGAGAGCCGGGAATAGCGATGGAGGTTTTGGAGAATAAAGCCATGCAAAGCTAGGTAGTTGGTTGTGCTGCGTAACGGAATCGAACCGTTGCTTGCCAGCCGTGGGGGAGACAGGCTGGCATTCCCCTTACAATTGGAAACGCAACATATAAAGCCCGGTGAAGGCGAAAGAGTGAGAAAACCTCCACCGGTGAAAGGAGGAATATGCTTGTTGACACGCACGCGAGTAAAATGACAAAACCCCGCGTGCAAGCTATTCCTTTAAGGGAAGCTACAAAACTTCCTGCGTACATTATAAGCCTTGTCAAGTGGTGAAATCAAATAAATAGACCCAGCGAACACAATATATTGTGTTTTTAATCAAAAAGGCCTCTTGACAGGCTCAATTTTACTGATTCCGTTATACAATTCATCGGCAAGCTGTGCCAGACTGTCCGGTGCATCATCGTGCGGAACTTTGCCAAGCTGTGTGAACATTGTCACCTGTTCCATGAACGCCTTGTACTCTTTCGACTGGTGTTTTTCGTCAAGGAAATAGAACCGCTTAATGTCCGGCGCATACTGGATGATTCTTGATAGCTTGCTTTGACCACTTGGCGCACGCTGGCTACGAACAGAGCAATGATAACCTTGCTGCCGGAGCTGGCTGTCTACCACGTCACAATATTCGTCACCGCCGTTGTTGGCTTCTCCGCGCACCACATTGATTTTATGCTGGATGATTTTGCCCACGACTTCCGGTCTGGTTACGGTCTTATCGCCGTTATTGAACACAAGGTCAGGAATAAACACGGCATCGCCGTACACATAGGCAATAGGACAGGCGGTGAAGTCACCGCCGCCCCATGCAATATCCATGACCATGAGCTTGCGATCGGGCTCACCGTCAGGCAGAACGCCGTTGAAATACCGCAGTTCATCGGCAGGGAACAGCAGACCTTCGCGCACATAGGGCTTACCCATGTACTTTGCCCACCATGTCGCATCGTCAATGCTTGCTTTCATATCGGCATAGTAGGCATCGTCAAACCCAACGCCATAGTCATAATTGAAGTTGCTGTGTCCGTTCTCGTCTACCGCAGGAATCACCCGGAATCTGTACTTTGGGTTGTCTGCATACTGGTTCTGGATGCGTCCCAGAGGGTCAAGCACGTTCCAACGTGTACCGACCATCAGCTCTAATGCGCCTTGCTTTTTGCGGTCTTTCAGCTGGTTCAAATAGGCATCGTACTTGTTGTTCAGACGCTCAACGTTCAGACTTTCCTCCAAGTCCTCGATCAAGTCATCACTGTACAGAACGCCGCCCTCGCCGATTTCAACAGCACCAGTCAACGTGCCGCCGATAGAGCGACAGGTCAGGGTTGGAAAACGCTTCTTTCGGTTCAGGTCAACGCTTTCGTCCTTTGCACTTTTGTCCACAAGCTGAACGTCAGGGAAGATTTTGCCCCAGTTGTAGGTCACAGGGTCAGTGATGATGGACAATACTTCGCCGTAGAAGCCATTGGTCAGCTTGTCGGAATGCCCGCTCATAACAGATGCAACGTCAGGACGGTTACCCATCAGCCATGTGATGAAAAAGATGCACAAAGTGCTGTTATGTGTAGGAATCAGGCGCTTTCCAGCGCAATACACGCCACCCTCGACCTGAATGCAGTTGCCCTGCTTCGGCTCGATGCGTTCAAACCCGCAAAACGCTACACGGCGAGGTTTGGAGAACTCCTTTAGCTGCTTGCGAGGGACAACGCAGGGAATAGGGCAGGTAGGATTAAAAGAGATGGAATAAACTGTCAGATTGCCTTTAATGCCACTAGATGATACACGAGGTGGATATTCAACCACGCTGCATCTCCATCCAAAGGTAGAAACCAGCGTAACAAAATCATCTCTCATTTGCGTCTCTGTGGTAGAAAAAGCGTACCGATGCTCTTTTGCCCGTAACGTACCGTCTGTATCAAGCAGACCAGCAAGCAATTCCATGCGCTGTGCAATGCTGGCCGTAAAGTATTCTTCTGGGATATGCTTCACGCAGCGGCGGTGACTATGGCACATATCGCCCTTTTGAAGTGCTTGTCGCAAACCAGAGAATCCGTAGTACTCAACACCAGTGTCCTTGTGAACCGTATGCCAACTAACTGGGTATCCATCGTTAATGACGCGCTCCACAATTACCCGATCACAAGGCGGCTCGCAAATATCCGGGTGTTGGTTGCGGCCATCGCCAAGCCATGCGCCCAATGTGTACGGCTCAACAGGCAGTTTCTTATATTCTCCCTCGACAAAATTTTTGAACGGAACCTGATAACAGAATCTTATGCCATCTTTTGTATCGGTAACATAATCCTCCATCATCCGCTTGGTTTCGACCACATCAAATCCGTTCTTATGGCGGTTAAAGACCGGCCACTCGTGGTTTTCATGGCAGTCAATATATGTGCCGTCGGAGAAATGGCAACGCACATCAAGCTGGCACTTAGGAGAAACGGCCAGAACCTTTACAAACTGACCTTTCGGGCTGATGACTTCATCACCGACCTGCAAATCTCCGTGATTCTTCCAGCCACTCCTTGTTAAAATCGGCGTATCATCGCTTAAAGCCTTGCCGACGCGAGCAGGTAGGCTAACTCCCAAAAAATCAATCCGCTTATAAAACAAATCCTCTAGGTCATCTGCCAGCACTTTCAGAACCCTGCGTCTAGGCTGATAGAACTTCTTCTCCGGCGCACGATTCCATTCAAGGTAGATGCAATAGCTGTCGAACACATCTTTTGCTTCAAACAGGTACGTCCGGCTGATAATATCATAGACCTTCGCCACGTCCTCGCCTGTTTTCATCTTGCCCATCATGGCTGCGCAGACGGAGCGTAGCTCACCAGAGTATTTGTAGGCATCGAACCGCTTATCTTGCGGCAGGGCATCTCTCAGGTTCACCACTGCCTGAAACCAGTCCTCATAGACCTGTGCTTCGGTCGGATTCTGCTTTGCATACGCTTTGATGCTATCAATGATGGCGATACACTGCTTTGGTTGCATAAAAAATAGGCACCCCCTACCTGAAAATGTAAAGAGTGCCTACAACTGCACAAAAATCAAATATTCGGTTTTTATAATGATGTTTCGGAAGATTGTTTGCTAAAATTCGTTTTAACGGATAGAATGTGCGGTTTATTTGACTTCTTCTGCAAGCTGGTTGAGCCTGCGTTTCAGCTCGTCCGCATCGTAGTACAAGGCGTCTGCGATGGTATTGAGAATATCGGGCTTGTCAGTATAATCGCACAGCGTTTCAATGAGTTTCAAACTCTGATCTGACAATTTTACGGGTTTCATGCTTTATTCCTTTCTCTGACTATGTAAAGTAGGTTTTGGTTGTTCATCTCCTAGCATCAGCTTATAGCGGAGATACTTTTCGATAATACTGTGTCTTTCTGCCAGTGTACCGTAAATAAAGACGAGAGCATCTTTAGCAGCATCGTATTCATTCGGAAAAATGACAATTTCCTCGTTTGCAAAGGTCACGGTGCAGTTTTCCGAATGACAGGCTTCCAAGAACTGCTTGATTTCAAGGAAACCACCAAAATCAAGCATAGACCGCAGTGTAATGCTACCATTCTTAACAATCAGTTCTTCTCCCTGCATATTATCCAGCCTTTCTCTGTTCAGCAATCCGATACCATGTCTGGCGGGTCACACCAAGCTGCTTGGCGGCATCCGTGACCGTGAGAATGCGCTTCTCCACCTGCTCATGGAGAACGTCAAAAAGGTTTCGATCATACTCGGTGGGTTTGCGGCCTTCCCTGTAATCAGGGCGCTGACTGGCAATCTTCTTGCCCTCTCTGGTGCGTTCAACAATCATGTCACGCTCAAACTCGGCGAATGCAAGCATCACAGTGCGAATGACCTTGCCGGTGGGGGAGTTGTTCATAACCCCCATGTTCAGGATATTCACCGAAACGCCCTTATCAATGAACTGGTCTATCAGTTCAAGACCATTCTTAGCGGAACGAGCAATGCGGTCAAGTTTCGCCACGATCAGCGTGTCTCCCGGCTGGATTTCAGCCATAAGCTTGTCCAATTCGGGTCGATGCAGCTTTGTGCCGGTGTAAACGTCCGAAAAGATTTTCTGTGCTCCGTTGGCTTTCAGAAGTTCCGACTGAGCTTCAAGGCTGTTGCCGTCAATCGCCTGTCCAGCGGAACTGACACGAGCGTAACCGTAGATCATTCAGGTTCACCGTCCTTTTCCTCTACTACTTCATAGCAGCCAGCACGGGTAAGTTTCCCATTTGCAGGTTCTACGACCAGTCTGTACCCGAAAACCTCAAGAATTTGAACCATTGTAGATAATTTCATATCATCAGCGAGGACACGAGAAGATGCGCTGGAAATGGTTTTGTAGTCAAGCTTTTCCCGGAGATATTCGTATGTTTTATGCTGATTCTTCATTATGTCACGAAGAATTTCACTTGAGTTCACCTTGTTATTCGTTGCGGCCATTTTTCGTTCCTCTCTTTCTTTAATGCTAGTATACGCTTTCTAGCGTAAATTGTCAAGAAAAAAATAAAAAAATAAGCTATCAGCACCCACCTACCAAAGTTTAGCTGATAGCTTATCCGTTACAAAAGAAGGTGCTGCAAGCAGCCTTTCTTTCGTGGTCTATTATATCAAAAAATGTCGGCCTATGCAAGCATCCGCAGAAGCGTATAACGTCTAATAAGAAAAGCCAGCGGCTAGATGTTCTCTAACCACTGGCTTTTGTATTATGCGTTAATCTTGAATGGCAACCACTTCATAAGAGCTATAACCAGTAAATCCACTCAATGGATGAAGCTCAAACGATGCTGTTTGGCCCGGAGCAAGGCTATCCATGATGTAAGTATACTCACCGCCGACAGGAACTTCATTACCTTCGGTGTCTTTCATCTTGTAAAGGACAATGACCTTGACCGCATTGCTTGTGAACTGGCTGTTGTTCGTAACCTGTCCAGTAAATCGTAAATCATAGCCGGAGCCACGTTTAGAAACGTTTGTAACAGCAAGCTCGCCAGCACGGACAATCTGATTGGCAGGGCTTGCTTCGTGAACATTCCAGTTCTCTGCGCTTGTCGTGTATTCAATTCTTGCTGGCTTAACGCCGTCAGAATCAAAAGCGATATAATCCCCGAACCAATAAGAGTCACCCTCGCCAACCCAGTCCAGCGTTTCAGAACCGGTCTTTAAGACGGACCCGTCTTCGCCGTATATTGTGACATTCAATGAAACAAAATCGACCGCCCAATCGGTGTTAGGATTTTCAACCAATACAGCGTAGAACACATAGTATCTCGTTTTACCGTACTCGTATTTGGTTTCAAGGTGACTATGGGATTCCTTAATGTTTATTGGCTGAACTTGCGTTGCGTTAGTTTCTTCCAGCTCAACGGGAGCAGACCATTCATCAGGCTTTGCAGTTGCCATTGCGCTAATAGGCATAGCAAGCATCATAGCTGCTGCTAGAGCCGCCGCAATGATTCTCTTTCTCATTTTTGATTCTTCCTTTCTTTGGCCAGAATTTTATATAACGTTTGAAATACCATGTGCCATAAGATACACGCCAAAAACCAAAAGAGCGGCGCCGATAATGATGCCCCATATTGAAGCGGCGATCTTTTCGTTCTTTTCGCGTCTTTCTTTATTTTTGTCATTCTTTTGGTTCATTTCATATTCCTCCTTTGTGACACCACAAAGTGATTATAGCACAATCTAGGCTCCGAAAGGGGTCTTTTTGTATTTTTTGGAATTTTTGGAGACTTGCACAATCGGATAGGTTTCGTTTTGTGAAGGTGGGGTGGGTGTTGGCAACACGAACCCCGAAAAACGCCTTTTTTGAATTTTTTCTACGGATACTATCGACCCACCCCCACCCCCGGCGTTCCCTGTATACCCCTCCGGTGCACCCCCGCCCACTCCAGCGCGCCCGGAACAACAACACGCAACAGGCAGCAAGGCAGACCACACAAGGCACGATACACACGTCCGGACGCTGGGCACGCTGCACCGTCTGCACCCAATATCAGACAGGCTACGCCGTGCAGATCATACCGGCGGCGGCGCTGGACTGCCTGTGCAGTGTGTCCGAAACTGAGCAAAAGCGGACAGTCCAAAACTAAAAAAATAAATACGCAAAAAAGCGTAAATACCTATTGACATTTACGCAAGAAAGCGTATAATATAATCAGACGCAAGAAAGCGTAACACCTACCAAATACCGTTACAAAACAGGAGGCCAAAACCATGAAAAAGTATTATCACGTTATCACCGAGCGAAACGACGAATATAATTCGACCGTCGCAGTTGCCGAAAGCGTTGAATCTGTAAAGGCCCACTTTGTAGGTCAGAACGTCCGTGAGATCGTCGAACTCAACACCGCACAGGTCAACACCATTTCCGCGGCAGCCGCAACGACCATTATTGATCTCACCGCAGAACAGCCCCAGACTGTCACCCCTGATTATACCGCACTCGCCGATACCATCCGCGCAGAACTCAACGCCCGCCACGATCGCAGCGCGTGGGATAAAGCCGTTACGTTGTACGCTCTCGACCTGCTGGACGATGTGCAGGAGGGTGCAGACAATATGGAGCGCTTGCCCCTTGACGGCGCAGAGCTTGAGCGGTGGGCGCTTAACGGTGCAAGCTGCTGGGAGCAGTATAGCAACGGCGGTTGCTCCATCTGCTATGACGCCGATATCGCCGCCCGCGTCTGCACCCCGTCCGAACTCAAGCGCACCGACGGCGGCATGAACGCTCCCAACAGCCGGGAAACGTGGCTTGACGTGCAAGCCCGCGCACTGTATCAGGCTTGCAACCGTATCCGCACTATCTGCCGCACCAATAGCCTGTATTGCAAGGGGGTGCAGTAATATGCTGGTACTTGATGCAACCCAGTGGGCCGCCCTCTGGTACATCGGCGGCATGATCAGCGGCGCACTCGTTATGATTGCTTTTTTAAACAGCTGAGGAGGGCGAAAAAATGACAATCGATATTTACAAGCCGGAACTTGCTGCAGAGTATCGCGGCAACGTAAAAGCCGCTATCCGTGCCGGTGCTTATAGTGTATGGGACGCGGAACGCATTGCAGGCGCTTTTAATTTTGGACACGGTACGCAGGCCGATTTTGAGCGGCACAAAAAAGCAAATTCTGGCTTGCATCTTTTTATGGAGGTATAAAAATGACGACTTTCGAAGAAAAGGTGAACGCATACCGCGAAAATAAGCGGTTAATTGAAGAGCTTGAAGCAATGAATAACGCCGTAAAGGCTGAAATAATCGCCATGATGCACGGCGCGCCGGAAATGGTACAGGGCACCGCAAAGGCCATTTATAAGGACGTGCAGAACGTCCGGCTTGATAGCAAGCTTTTACAGGCAGTGCACCCGGATATTTATGCTGAGTGCAGCAAGCGCACCACATACAAGCGGTTCAGCGTGGTATAAGGGGGTGCGACAAGTGGTATTTTCCTGCATCCTGTTTTTCTTCTGGTTCTTTGCGGCGCTGTTCAAGGCGTCCAAGTAATGCCAATCGGACACTTTAGCGGGGCTGCACCGTAAAGCAACCCCGCCCCAGCCCAAAAGGGCAAAAATATTTTTGCAAGTCCTGTTTTTGGGGCTTGCGATATGATATACTGTGAAAAAGGGCAAAAGCCCCAGAAAGTGAGGTTTTTTTATGATGTACAGTACTTTTTCCGTCCGTGATGCAGTCAAGACTGCCTGCCCTGAGTTGGTAGATACCATTTATCGCCGTGCTCCGTATAAGTCCAAGGAAGCATTTGATGAGATTTATGATCACTGGCAGCACATCTATGACACCGGAGAGCAGTGGGCAAAAGAGCCCATTGCTCCGTCCGTTCCTCTGACTATTAAGCGATCCACGGACAGCGATCTAACCGCTCAAAAATCAATCACCGCCGAATGCGACAAAGAACTTTTTGCTCTATACCTGCATATTATGTGCATGGACATGCCGGGAAATATCGTTCACGGCGCTGCTGTCACGGTAAACATTTTCGGGACGGATGATGCACACATTCACATTGCCGGGCACGACATTACTCCGGAGCAGCTTGTAACCGCATGGAATGCCGCAAACCCCAAAAAAGAAAAAATTTACGCTTACTAATCCTTACCACAAATCTATCAAAGCCCGGTCACGATGTGGCCGGGCTTTTCTTTTGCCTTGCATCCGCTGAGGGTGTAGGGCTTTTATTTTGCCCTGCTGCAATACAGCCAAATACAAGCATTTACAGAGTGTTTTGTACCATACATGCAGAGCTATACCGCCAACGTCATAAAATAGCGCACAGGGCTTTACAGGGGCGTTTCCGTTAATTTGACCCATTCCAGCGCACACAATACAGCAGCCGCACAAACTGCCTATATACCACCTGCGCCACGCTGGAGGGCATACCATCAAGCGCAGCACCTCCGCCGGTACCAGATACCAGCGCCACGCCGGACGTTGTACAGGTCAGCACAGCCGCCCTATTATAATAAGGTATATAAGGGTGCAGGGGTGCGCCTGTTATGGATCCATGCCAGACAGTGCAATATACCGCAGACCATGCCAGCCCGGCGGGGTCAGCTCCTGCCGTCTGCAAATCGCTAACAAGTGCTGACACACTGTCAGCAGTACAGACCCGGCGCACTTGCTGAGGGGTCAGCGTCTCCACCTGTACACGGTCAGCCCGGCGGCGGTCTCGATACTTCCCACGCCCGGCGGCTTGCGGTCTGGCACCCTCCACCCGGCGGGCAGTCCAACAACAGGAGCGCGGCGGGCGGCGCGGAACCATTGGCGGCTCTCGCCGCATCTCTTTTCGGGCTTTCGCCCGATAGCTAATAGAGGTCAGCAATAGTCGAAACGTTCCGGCTGGGATAGTCGTAGCCAATAGTCGTAGTTTCTCCAATAAAACAGTCGCGGAATAGTCGTAAAGTCGTCAGATGACTAGCTTTTGAAAGTCCTATATATAGTATAGTAACGAACAGTTCGCCGATAGTCGTAGAGTAATAGTAGTAGCGTTTTCTTTCAAATTATCGTCAAATAGTCGTGTATTTTTTGTGTGAAATAGTCGTTCGCCTTTTAGGAAAAGAGAGGTGCGATAGTTGCTAAGTCATCCGACCACCCCAAAAATCACTTCTCGTTCCAATTTCGCATAATATATTCATTCACTAGTTATACCTATTTCGTATAATAACAGTACTTATTATAGTATACAGATATAGTTACTCCCGATAATCGTGTATTATTTCGTATAATAACTAGTACCATCCGATTCGGTCTGTTCCTGTTCGATTTAATTCCCAGTAATGCACTATGGCATCTTAATTAATCCATAGCGTTTTGCTAGGAATAGTCAATGCAACATTTTTACATATTCAACCTACCACAAAATGAAGTCAATTCTCCATGTGAAATAGTCGCAGACCATCTACCAGTCTGAACCTCACGCCGGTTCTCTCCTACTGTCTGCTCTGCTGGCTAACGGTATAGTTTTGAAGATAGAGGGTTGTAGGGAGAAAGAACCTTTGTGGAAACATTTGGTTGTCGTTTTCAATTGTCGCAGTTGTCGCACCATTTTGGCGTGGGGACATGAAATAGCTTGTCTATTTCATGGAAGGGAGATAGAGAGATAGATAGATAATAATAGGGGGTTATAGGGGGGAAGAAGAAGGAAGGAAGAGAGGAAGATTGGATGCAAACGCATCACGTGCATCCATTTGCATTCAAACGCATCACACTGATAGTCGTAGCCATATCAGCCCAAACGCCACTCGATCGAGACAGTTCCTACTCAAAATCAGACCTTGCCGTTTTATTCTGATAAATAACAAGAGAAAAAAGCACGTAATAGTCGCAGAGGGTAGTTTTACCACCTGATACCATTCCATGCTTTCTGATACAATAGTTCTGTAGCCGCACGAGCTGAGATTAGATATTCTTACTCTCTCTTGCCTTGCGCAGTCGTTCTGCCAGTGCTGCACGCTGCTCTTCGCTGATTTCGCGGGTGATGGGCGGGCGGAACTTCACAAGACGCTTCGGCATCGAATAGGTCTTGGATTCCTTGCACCGCTTGGCAGACAGCTCTTCCATAAACTTGTACGTATCAGGGAACTGCTCACAGAGCTTGTCCAGCTTGCGAATATAAACCGATTCTGCTGTGTAGACTTCTGCGGTATCCTCCGCTGCGTTGAAGGTGATGACGGTTTCACGTTCGATGTTGGTAAGTGCCATAGTTGTTTTCTCCTTTGCGTTATTTCTGTTTGATTTTCGTTTTTGAGCAATCGTCGCAATACATGCACCACTCACATGGAGACGTTTTGTAACAGATTTCTCCCCACTCTTTTTCCTTGTAATATTTAACTTCTCTCGCTTCATGTTCCTTGCGTTCTTTCTCATGCAGTCTGTGTACATGAGCAAGGGCGCTAGCATAAACGCCAGCCATGTTTGGAACCATAGTCTTTTCCTCCTGTATTTTGTGTAGTGAAAAATATTTATGTGGTTCAGACGGTAACTTTATCGCCCAGACCCTATTATCTGTTTTTCTTGCCTATTCTACTGTGAAGATACGAGTGCAGAAGCGATGTTACATCCACACGCATTCTTTGAACCGCTGCGTTTCCATCTGGAACGTGATGTCCAGTGACCCCACGTTGCCCTCTTTGTTCTTTTCAAGCGCAAAGTGATAATGTTCTTCTGGTCTCTTTTGTGTTTTTACTTTCTGCGCCAACAGGATGATTGCATCTGCGTCCTGTTCGATTTGCCCGGATTCTCGCAAGTCTGCGGCGGTCGGTGGGATACCTGCTCTTGCGGTCTCTCGATTGAGCTGTGCAAGAGCTACCACCAGCGTTCCTGTGGACTGTGCAAACTCATGTAGTGCCATGCTGATCTCCGTGACGGCACTGTATCGGTCTTTCGCTCCGGCTTGATGGATAAGCTGCAAATAGTCGATGAATACTACTTTGGCTTGCATTCTGATGGACTGCGTTCTAATCCACCCAACACTCTTGCCAGCGGCAGAGCGGACGAATAGCGGATATTTCTTGATAGCTGCCAGCCGGTCAAGCTCATCAATGCTGACGGTCTTGTTTTTGACCGTGTGCAGCGGTACGCCTAGCTGATTTGCAATAATACGGGCATAGAGCGTGTCCGGGTCTGTCTCTAGGCTGAAATATGCCACCTTGCGTCCGTTCTTGGCTATTTCACAGGCAAGTTGCAAAGACAGAGCGGTCTTACCGGCAGACGGTCTGCCACCGATCACAACGAAGTTGCCCGGCACAAGATGCAAGTTGTTGTCCAACACCCTAAGCCCTGTGCTGATATACTCCGGCTTATCATCAAGCTTGCGGATGTAATTGTCTATACCATCGCACATCGGGATGAAATCGCTTCTCTCATTGTGCAGGTTGATAGCTTCGCCTAGCTGCTCATAAATGCCAGTCAAATCTGCGTATCTGGTCGAACCATCAACGATTTTGAACGCAATCTCTCTGGCTCTGGACAATGCTGCCTGTTCCTTGACGATTCTAGCCCATCCAAGCATCATGTCATGGGTGACATTGCGGATGAACTCTGCACCGAAGGCATCCAGGCATTCACCCATTGCTTTCTTGCAGTTATCGTATCGCCCCATGACTTCTACCGGGTTCCATTTGTCGTTGTGTTCCCAATAGCCACGAATGGCAGCGAATGTATCACGCAGTTCAGGGCAAAAATCGTCGATTTTAAGGTCTTGTAGCACATCGGCGTATTCTGAGAACGTGAGGACTGCTCCCAGCAGGATGTATTGGGTCTGATTTTCAATATTCACCGCAGAAAGTCTCCCTCGTCAGGTAATTCAGCCATTGTCTGCTGATAGCCACCGTTCCAGTCCTTCACGTTACGCATCCAGTTCCGTGCAGCAGCTTTCCAGTCCTTCATGGGAGATTTGCCGACCTTCCAGCCATTTGCCGTGAAGTGGTCAACAAACCGCTCTGCTTCTGATTCCATGTAGCCCTTATCGGAAAAGTATTCTCTGGCTTGCTCGATAGTAGGCGCTTTGAAGCGTTTTACTTCGTTGGTATTTTTCTTTTCACATTTTTCTTTTTTATCAGATTCAGATACAGAATCAGATACAGATAAGGCATCGTTTGCATCCATTTGCATATTTTGCATACCAGCGTATGCGTTTGCATCATTAGTATGCGTTTGTATGCACTTGCATTTTTCATCGTTCCAACGCTTATTTGCACTGCGTCTGTTTTTCTCGATTCGCTCCTGTCTTTTCTGCGCATTCGTATCATCGAACGCTTTAACAACTTTCCAGAGCATCCGCATAGCACGGTCGTTGTCGTATGCTGGGTCAAGCCCAGTCTCAACATACTGTGCGTAGTTGCGGATGAATGCTCCAAATTCCTTGTCTGTCAGCTCGTCCATCGCATGAACGTGTTCCAACAGAAGAATCATTGATGTTCTCGGCTTGTGTTCCTGCTCCATACTCAATCCTCTTTGTAACGGCTGTTCCACCGGCTGATGATTTCTTGTCGTCCGTCTTTTTCGTCATACGGTGACAAAACGCCATCTTCACCAAAGCTATAGTAAGCGCTATTGCTCATTGATGCATTATGACACTTTTCACACAGAATCATCCATGTTGTGTGGTATCTTCTCTTTGAATCCACTTGGTGCAATCCATCGTGATACAGCGTCGGAATAGACCCGCAGAATGGGCATCTTTTAAGTTCTTCCATCCTTTTTCTCCTTTATATTGTTCTTACTGCTCTTTTATTCCAGTCTATAATTGCTGATGGCAAAAAAGAAAAAGTTTGAGAATGTCTGCCACATTTATCGCATAAAACTACATAATGCTCATAAACGCTAAAAGGCTCTTTTTCTTTTTCGATATGTGGCTCCGCTCCGCAAAGGCATAATTTCAATTCCGTCATTTTCTAAATCCCTCTCTCGTTCTCATAATTCGCTTGTAACCTTCATACAGCTTTTCGCCTTTACGGTATACAGGTCGATTGTGCTTCTGCTTGATGTAACCGCACTGCGTTTCGGACTGTCTGATAGCATTTGCAAGCTGTTCAAGCGATGCAGCACATCGGCTCATTGCTTCTGTTAACGCTTCAAATCCATCCATATTTATCCTCCTTTGGCTTTTTTGGCGCATACGTCCAGTGCGTTACAATGTACCAATCACCATGTTCCAACGGCTCGTTAAATTCGTTTCTCCACGCTTTTTTCCCAAATTCTGGCGCATAGAAGCCAAGTCTCATGTACCGCTCATAGTCGTTTTCGTTTTGGTAAATGTGTTTTACCATCAGAATCAGCATCGGAGCATCTGACGGCGGCAGCTCATCCCGCACGGAATGCCATACATACTTGTCCATATCCATCACCTCATACCATCGGAAACGCCATCCAATGCGTTACCGTCACATCTTTCGGCAGTCTCTCGCCTATCTCATCCCAGAACTGACCGTCTGCGTAACAGCCAAGAAAGTACGTTGTCGGCGAGAATCCTTGCAACATTTTTCCATCTTTATCACGCCACGTTGTCTTGGTCGCAAGCAACAAAGGTTCCGTTCGTTCTTTCGGCACTTCGCTTGCCGGGTGCCACATCGTGTTATTCATTCAATCACCATCCCACACGCCGTCTGGCCGCATTTTTGCAAATTCAAGCAGCCAATACAGCGCACGCTTTGCATTGCCTTCTGTCGCGTGCCAATAGTCGTCATCGTCCGTATCATCACCCAAAGCGGCAATAGCCTTTTCCAGCATCGGGATGCTTTCAGCTCCCGTCTTGCCGTAGATAGAACGAATTCCTTTTTTCCCGAGCACATCATTACGCCGATAGAACTTTCTATAATTCCATGTGACGTAGCACATCAGTTTTTCTGTTCCACCCACAATTCTCACGCCGCCTGCAATAAAATGTACGCTATCCGCTTTAAGCGTTTCATGCGTTACAGGGTCACAAAGTGAAATATCATAGCTCATTCTCTTTTTTCTCCCATTCCTTGCATCCACGTTCATCCCACACGAAGTCTGCAACGTGTTCCGACTGGTCGTTTACACACACGCCCTCTGGCTCTGCGTACTATTTACAAGAGCCGCAGGATGGCTCAGATTTGTTCTTGCAGGATTCTGCTGTGCATCGGATAGCCTTACCAGCGGAGAACTGCTTGATGCCCATGCAAGAGCAATGTTCGGTGGTGCAGTAAATCATTCTTGCTTCCTCCAACCGATAAACTCACACAGACCGATGGTCTGCGCGTCGCATCTGTGCGTGCATTTGACTGTTGGCAGGCTAAAACCCGTTAAATTGTTGCAAATAGTCTCAAGGCCAAAAAGTTCATCAAACGCATTGTCAGGAATTTTTGCATCTTTTGCATTGTAGATAATCGCTCCACACTGCTTACAACGCCATACAGAACATCTTGTCATCTTCTTTGTCCTCTCTTTCCCCTGTTGAACCGCCCGATCACTCGCTTATACTCTGCATAGCACTCCGGGCACAGGTCGCCTGTGTCCCTGCGCCATGCCCAGTCCTTGAAGTATTCGTTAGGGTTCATTGTTTTGGCTTCCTGTATCGTTCCGCAGCGTTCGCATACTCGCTTGTGGTAGATTCCTCTGTCAGTCTGCATTACTTTTACCTCTCATTGACCCATAATGGCCATAATCTGAATGATAAGGCTACATACAGCTACAACCAGCGAAGGCAAGCACAACCCGAGAGCATAATTTGAATCGTAAAACACAGGTTCTCTTTTGCATATTCTGTAAATAGGGTAGCCAATCAGCCACCCGATGAAGAACAGGGTCGATGTAAACACAATGCCAACAATAATTATTAAAACAGCCATGTTACATTACGTCATTAAACAGGATTTCTTTGTCTGCTTTCCAGTCTTTGATTTTGCACGGAATGCCCGTTCCGGGTACGGTCTTTTTCAGACCGTCCATCTGCCAGACGTTCCACGAGATGGTATCTGCGATGCAATCAAGAAAAATGGGCATGAAGCCGATTTCCAGCTTTTCAGCATCAAACCGATACCTAAAATTCTCGATCAGCGTCAGAAACAGGTTGCACCTTGCCAGCAAGAGATTGTCCCCTTGCCATTCATAGCCGTATGTCGATGCATAGGCATTGATTGCCCAGCACATCCACATATCGTAGTCATGGAACTGCTCTGCCAGAACATTCAGCTTCCTATCCAGCAGACCGATTCTGTCTGGCACGGCAATCATCTGCCCTGTTGTGGTATCGTATCGACTTGTGAGGAACGGCGCTTCTCCACAGGTGACTTCAAGGCAAGTCTTGTTGATGTATTCCTTCCAGTCCTCGCCCTTCAGGTCGTTTTCGGCAACGTCTGTCATCTTCTTGCAAACCCAAGTCAGCGTAAACACCTCTGCTTTCTTGCTGGTTCGCTTTTTCTGGTCTGCAAGCCGTTTCTGCACACGAGGAACAAGCTGAACCTTGTCCAGCTGTTCCAGTGTGATTTCATCTGCAAAGCCAACGCCCAGTTCAGTCGGCGGGTCTGTCGCCCAGATGATGTTCTTTCCTGTCGTGTGGTCTTGCAAGAGGACAGGAAGGAACGTGCGTAGGCAGGGGTCGGAGAAGTCAATCAACTGGGTCATGGGTGTATACATTGGGGCTGTTTCATTCTTTGATTTCTTTCCCATTCCATTTCTCTCCAAAAGACGTTTATGCGTTTTTTCTGTTCGATTTGTGACAGCCGAAAGCCCTCTGACTGCCTACATTTTGTGATGCCAACAATGCGGCTTGCATAGTGCTTCGGGCAGCAACGCTTGCCGGGAATTGGCGGTTCATCACAATAGGCACATAGGCCAAGTGTTTTTCTATAAGATTTCCCTTCTCTTTCCGTTTTTTGCTTTTCTTTTGTTCTGCATTCAATACAGGACTTAAATCCTTTTGAAACAGGACGTTTCATGCAAACGGGGCATATCCCTTGTTCTTTCAGCCTTTGACGTTTTTCGCGTTGACGCAATTTATGTTTTTGCAGATAATCGGATTTTTGCTTTTCTGTTCTGTTTGCATCATGTTTTTGATGACTTGCATAATTTTTTTCTAAACAAACAGCACATCTAACTCTTCCGGGTTGTGCATCATTAAGGCAAAACGGGCAAATTCCATGTGAAACGTACCAATGATACCTTTCACGCTTATCGGCATTTCTCCGTTTTCTTAATTCGTCTTTGCTTAGTTTCTCCAGAAAAATCACCTTGTTTCGCATTATCTACTATCCAGCCAATTCCGCATGGCTCAAGTTGGAATCCACATTTTTCAAGTACTTTCTTCGATTCTCCATCAATAAAATCAGGATGACCGCCAGCTTTTATTTCCTTGTAAATGCGGACAAGTTCTCGGAACGTGGCAAGAGATGGAGTTTGGAAGCCTCTCACTTTAATTCCATCAGTCCACGACATAATCATCTTGTACAGCTTTTCCGTCAGCTTTCCATCCTCTCCATCCATCAAAAAGATACGCTTGGCAACGATTGAACCGAAAAGTTGGATGTTTGCCCCAGAAATGACGATATTGACATTTATATTCATTCCACCACGGGCAATTTTCTAGATGGCAAATTATGTCAGCAGAAGAATCAATCTTTTCACCCTCGTCCGTCATGGAGCGGATAAAATCGCCGTTAGTCATCCTCGACCACCTCTTCTGTCACCTCTCTGTACTCTACGTCAATCCCCTTCGGCAAAGCCGTCTGGTACTTCTGAGCCAACTGTTCTGCGCTCTGGGCATCACCCAACGGCTGTTCAGGCGGTGCAACGGTGACTTCCACGTTGTCACGCATACCAAAGTAGTTCTTGGCTCGGAAAATCCACTCTGCCGGGTTCTCCTGACCGTACATACCGTTGTATGCCCACATGGACTGCATTTGCAGAATCAGCTTTAAGATGTACTTCTGCTGCAAGCTGTCGTCACGGCGTTTACCCGCCATAATCTGCTTCAGGCTCACCCATTCGATGCCCAGCACCAGTGCAATCCATTCGACCACAGGGGAGATTCTGGCTTCGATGCAAGCGTCAAAAAAGAAGTCAAGACGTTGCTGCACTTCAATCGGGTTGTTCATGTCCACGCTCGGAAGGTCACCAAAATACTTGGCTGCAATCATGCCGATGACCTTCTTGTCCTCTTCACCACCGATTCTCGACTGCAAATCGCCTGTATTCAGCATCTTAGACCTCGTGATCGCTAACTCCTGTTGTTCTTTCACCTTTTTACTCACCTGTGAGCGGATAGATTTCCGCTTGTTAAGCATCTGTTGTTTCTTTTTCTCTCGCTCTTTCTCACGCTTCGCAGCGGCTTCTTCTTTTGCCTTTTGTGCTCGTTTCTCACGCTTTTTCTTTTCGGCTTCGGTCAGCGGCGGTCTGCCACGACCACGCTTCGGGGGTGTTGCCATGTATCAGACCTCCTTTGGAGCGGTCGGCAGTTTCTTCCACCATCCTGTGTATACGAACTCGTTATTGTAGTCGTCAACAAATTCGTTATCAGGCGCGCCGGGTTCACGGTGTGCAATTGAAACCGAGCATCCATTCCAAATAAGAACAGACTGATAATCAATCGGCAAGCCGTCTCTAATGCTAATCCAATCGTCCATACTCTCACCTCTTCATATTCTTTTCAATGCTGTCCAACTTCCATGCAATCTGCCAGATAGAGCAACAGTTGTCCAACTGTCGCCACCAAGCGCACTTTTCTTTCTCGCAGACGCACCGACCAAGCGGATTGCTGGTCATCTTCATCGGGCAGTAAAGTTCGTTGTCCATGATTTTTCTTAGCCCTCCAACTGGAGATGAGCGTTTACCATCTTGACTGGGAAAAACTCATCTATCTGCAAAAACTCTCCGCTTTTTAAGCTGACACCGCCAGACAATTTACTTACCGAAAGGTTCACGTTAGCTTTCACGAGAATTTCGCCGTTAATCTCAAACACATCTCCATACTCCAGACACCCAAAATTTATTTCTTTTCTCTCAATGTCGCAAATTTCCATTATTTCCACCCCATCGCAACAGCCGTACAAACGGCCAGACACACGTTGACGAACAGCCAGACAAGCATTGCCTGCCGTTCCTCAAACAGGTTGTCTGCCGTTTCTTTGATTGTCCGTTCAGACTGAACTACTACCGCCAGCAGGACTAGGCAGACCAGCCAGCGAGTTGCAAAATCAAACATTGTTACCTCCACCTAACATCCTCTATGATGTTTGGATTTTCGTGCGATTGAAACTCATATAGACTGCATATGGTTTTCTTTCCGCAAATCGGACAAATAGGAGTTTCCCCATTATCTGCCATCGCAGTTGCAACGCGTGCATCACACACAGAAATGGCAGTATTGCAGAAGTAACAAGTGAACGTTGCTCTTTTAATACGGCAATACTTTGAATTTATTGAAGTGATTTCCGAAATAGCTTCTACCGAAAATATTACCATCAGCTCCACCTTTCTCTCAGCTCTTTTTCGACCTGTTCTGACTTTGCGGTGATGTAATCTGCGAACTCGTCAGGGGCCATGTCCTCTTCTTTGAACTTTCCGACCATCTCCCAGTAACTGTCACCAATGCGGATGATTTTTTGCACTTATTCATCGGTCAGGTCTGCATCGCACCGAAGGTTCTGAATCAGTGCGCCCCATGTGGCGGCGATGCCATCCAGAGCCATGCGGAAGCCGTACAACTGGTTCTGCCGTGCGATTTTGCGGAGGTTGGCTGACATCGCCTATTTGCCAGACGATGGGCGGTTTCCATGCTTATTCATCCGACTGCTCACTTCTGTTCTCCTTTCAGCCAGTCATTCAGCTTTGCCATACAAGAGGGGCAAAGAAACGGTTCGTCATAGCAATCGCAACTCCAGTAGTCCCATGCGTCATGCACGTTCTTGTCAACCAGAATCACGGCATTGGGTTTATGCCTCCCCATCTCATCGGGCGGTTCAGGGTTAAACACTTCTCCGCAGCGGTCACATTTCATGCTCATTCTCTTTCTCCAATCTCTTTAGCAGCCCGTCCACGTCATACCGCCAATGGACACGCAGCCTTTTTGCTTTGACCTCTATCCCCTCTTGTTCTGCCCACTGCCAAGGGATGCTCTTCCGGCTCTGGTTGTAACGGAACGCCAGAACCTTGCTGGCAGGGATTGCAAAGGTGCGGTTGACCGCCCTGTAATTGACTATCACATGGGCGGTCTGACCGCTGTACCCCATTGCATCCACCATGTCAGTGATGTGCTTTTCCTTGCGGTATTTGTACTTTGCCTTGTCGTACTTACCGAACACCTTTTCCAGAGGGATAGAGGGCGTTTCTATCGTTTTCAGCTCAAACAGGTGGTTCATCGGGTATCGGTACACAAGGAAGTCGCAGATGTTGTCGATGGAAAAGCTCAAGTTCTCGTTGCCACCGTAGTAGGTAGTAGCACTGTCTTTCAAGCGGTAGCACCACGCATCGGACGGGACGGATGCCTTGAAGTCTGCTTCAAACTGCTTGCCGGTGTTCATGCGTTGTCCTCCGACAATGCAGGAATCGGCATCCAATACTTCACTACACCACGTTTGTCCTCTTCATCCCACTTGCCGTTCTTAAACTCTCTTGTTGAAACGCAACCATCCCAATGCCAAAATTTGTAAGCAACGAAATATATTCCCTCTTTTGTTGGCGGTGAATCTTTTGCGCTAATCCATTTCTGTTCCGGCGTTATTGTTGGAAGTTCATTTAAATGATTTAGTTCGCTTTTCCATGCTTCTAAAGACGGAAATCGGATTCCTACCTCATCCTGTCTTGCAAGGTTAATAAGCCCGGCTAGGTATTTTTCCAGCGGTTCTACATCAACAAGTCTCATCCTCTTTCACCTCTAAACCCACGAAACATGAGTTACCTCGTCAGCGGGCTTTCCATTTCCTTCATGATTCGCTTGTGTTCCTTGACAGTCATGTTATTCGGTACAAAGCACTCATCTATACATTTGAACGGATACATATAATGTTTTATAGTATCTTGCGCTTCTTTTCGTGCTTTTTCGGCACACATTTCGATGTATTCATCTTCGGTCATGTTGTAATCGGTAATGCAATCGACAACCGAAGAAAACCGGCACAGCAGACCATTAGGTTGTCTTGCAATGAAAGCTCCCATTTATCGTTCACCTCTAAATTCACTTCCGAGAAACCGTTTCTTGCCTTTTTCTCGGTGCTTGTCCTCGTAGTCACGGTGGTACACGCTCTGACTGTGGTTCAGCTCGTATACGAACGCCTTGCGCTCCTCAAAGTCTTTCTTCTCCGCCTTGTACTTCTCGCAAGTGTCGTGGCAGGCTCGATGGCGTGATGTGCAGTTGAGACAACAGGTAATCATTCTTCGCCAAATCTCCTTTTTGTTACAGCCATCGGGAACTCCTCGATTTCGCTTGCCCACCGTGCGGTTCCATCTCCGTATGCTCTTTGCCAGACCAGAGGGAAACCACCCAGACCATCGAATAGGCTACCCAGTGTAGGTTTTTCTTTTAGGTAAGGGCGCATCTTCTGCACCAACCAAAACCACTGCGGCAAAGCGATTGAGTTGCCTAGAGCCTTGTACCGTGGGCTGTCAGCGTATTTGTGCTTCTTTCCTTTGCTATCCGTCCAGTCACCAATGTCGGTGTATCCGTCCGGGTAGCCTTGTAGCCGTTCACATTCAACAGGGGTCAAGCGGCGAACAATCCAGCGGATGGCTTCCTCTGCAATCAGGCACTCGCTGCCATTGCCGATGTTCCCTGCTTTCGCTTTCAAGGTTGAGCATTTGTCGCTTTCCTTGTAGTGGCTGAACGACTGTTCGTTGAAGGTCTTGCGTTCGATTGCAATGGCCGTGTAATCTGTGATTCTGTTTTCGTGGTCGCCTGTAATGGTCGGTACGATTTTTCCATCGCCGTTTCCACGAGCATCATAAACAACAGGCTGAAACAACGTCTGGTCTTGCAACGTAGAAATCGTTGCGCTCAATTCAGTTTGAACCAGAGCGCCTTTACCGCCACCCTCACATCCAGAACGGATTTTTAGAGTGTAGGCTGCGGGTTCTGTGCATCGAGTCGAAGTCTCTCGATGGTCTGATTCCAATACTCGTCCAGTTCCTTTTCCTCCAGACCTTCCTGTTCCTTCACTTTCTGCATCACCTGTGATAGAGTTCCCGGATTCCACCATTCGATCATATCCAGCAACGCTTGCTTCAGGAGTTCGGGCAAAGGTTTTCCACGCCGGGATGCTCTCACAAGGATTCCCTGACAGGCTCGTGCGCTCAAATAGTATTTCTGCGGCACGTTGTCCTCCAAAATCCACGACAAGAGCGATTCTCTTTCGGCGTTGGGGAACTCCCCAATATTGAGCGTCGAGCTGTCGCCAAGCCAGAGACCATCCGTTTCCGGCGATTGCTCCGGCTTTGCTCCATCTGCCCCCCCTACCCGAAGGTCGAGGAATTGAAGCGTCTGGTTGTTCCACGCGGGCAAGCTCTTCCAGCACGGCTCTGAAATCTTCTCCTCCGTTAGAGCTGAATGCTCCGGGTACGTTTTCCCAAACAGCGAAAGTTGGATACAGTCCATTTGTGCTTGACCTCATTTCTTTTATGACTTGAACCGCTTCCATGAACAACCCGGAGCGTTCTCCGGCAAGTCCCGCCCTGCATCCAGCAATGGACAAGTCCTGACACGGGCTTCCGAACGTGATACAATCCACAGGCTCTATCTGGTCACCGTGAATCTTTGTGATGTCGCCCAAGTGTTTCATCTTTCCAAACGTCCGTTCAGCCAGATAACGCAGCTCTTATATAAGGTAGGCGGTCATGACTTTGCAGAAGCAAAAGCCTTGCTCATATCAGCGATAATGTCATATCGGTCTTGATACTTGCTATACACGGTCGTTCCAGTGCCAAGCCCAATCTGCGTCTGGTTGATAGATGCAGGAACTATGTAGATGCTTTCTTTTTCTTCGCTCTTTGCGATCAAAAAGTAAACATCACAAGTCGGAAAGCGTTTTTCAAGGTTAAACGAATAGCAAAAACTCTTATTTGCTTTGCTCGGCCTTGCCGTTTTCACATCAACCTTAACGCTTCCATTAACATAAAGGTCATAGGCGTATCTAGTTGACATTCGCTCAACCGCAAATCCATGTTCTTCCAGCAGTTTTGTAGCAAGGTCTTCGCCATACTTTCCGAATTGCGTTTCGCTTTCTTTCATTTCGACATTGAGGATTTCAGCTATTTTGTAATAGCCACCCGGAAAACGGCGAATTGCATTTGTCAACTTGTCGTTTCCGTAATACTCGCTCAATTCACTTCTTGATGGCATTCTGGTTAAACCAGTGGCAGACATACAGGCTTTCACATACAGCAAGATTTTATCTTGCGTCCAATGCGTTTTTTCTTCCTGATTCATGCGCATCTCCAATCAGAATGGCAACGAACCATCATCGTCAATCACAGAGAAGTCATCCGTGTTGCCCTTAGAGTAGTTTTGCGGTGCATCCTGCGCCCGATCAGCAGGCTTGCTGTCCGACTTGCCACCGCAGAAGTCAACCTTGTTCGCCATGATTTCCGTTGCGGTGCGGTTGTTCCCCTGCTTGTCGATATATTTTCGGGTCTGGATGCTACCAGTCACCAGAATCAGGCTACCCTTCTGGAACCACTTAGAAACGAACAGTGCCGTATTTCCAAATGCGGTGCAGTTAAAGAAGTCGGTTTCTTTCTGACCGCCGCTCTGGCGGTCGCAAGCAATGCTGAACGTGCAAACATCCTTGCCGGACTTCGTGACCTTAGCTTCGGGCGTGTGAACCAGACGACCCTGAATTGCGATAGAGTTGAGCATTGTTTAGCCCTCCTTCGGCTGTTTCTGAGCACAGTCCCAACACAGGACGCGCCCAAATCGCTTCTTTGTGCTTCTTGCAGTTTCCAGCGGAGTGACGGTGCGGTTGTTGTACTGAATAGGCTGTAACTGCTTCCCGCAGCAAGCACATGGGGGGATGGTTTCCGCTTCCGTTTGCTTCTGCGCAGGCTTGTTTGCCCTGCTTGCGGTCTGCTTCTGGTACTCGTCCGTGTCAGCGTCCTTCGTATCGTCAATGCAGAACAGACCGTTCAGAGCGTACTTTCTGGCGTAGCTGCTTGCAGTGCCGGTAATCTGTGAATCGTCCATGCCCTTCTTAAACTCAGGCTCACGAGCGTATGCAGTCACCGTGTAGGTGGCACCATCCTGCGATTCAACCGTTGCAGTGGCTTCGATATAATGCCAGCTATCAACGATAACAGGCTTGTCGGAAAGCAGTAGCACAAGGCTATGCGCTTTCAAGATAGGCTTGACCGCTTCGAGAATGTCCTCGCACGAGCGGTACTTGTATCCACCGAACTTGTTCATCTGCCCTTTGGGGGCTTTCAGCTCTGACTGAACAGCCATCAGAGCTTCATGGATTTTGCTGTTGTCCATCAGTTGTTCTCCTTCCTCGCTTCTTTTCTCGCTTTACGGCAAGCCGGGCAACGCTTGGGCAGTGCCATGTTATGCGATTCAAAGAAAATGCGCTCTGCACGAGTAATCTCGAACACTTTGCCGCAGTCACGGCACGTTTTCTCTATGCTCGTGTCCCCGTCCCAGGAAGCTCTTCTTGCGGCATCTTCGACAGCAAACGCTTCATTAAGGCTGTCACGAAAACTCCTAACAAGCGTATGCTGCGGTGCGTGGCCGTTCTTGCGGAGCGTTTCTTCTAAATTGTTCCTTTTGCAACTTGTGCAAAGAGTTTCCGTGCTGTTTGGGAACACTGAAAAAGGCTTATTGCACTTTTCGCAGTGCTTGATTTCTTTCTTGTATTTACCCATTTTTCTTTCCTTTCTTCGGCTTCATTAGGCTTCATTGTTCTTACTTTGGCTTAACTTGGCTGTACAAAATCAACCAGCCATCAGTTCTGCCAGCTGCGAACGGAGGTCTTTCAATTCTGCTTCCCTGTCCTCGATTTCAGACTGCAAGTCCTTAATCTCAGCCATCCGGTCAGCTTCTTTGGCTTCTGCCATCTGCTCGTTTGTCATAAAATACGCGCCGTCCTCCGGCTCGTTTATTCCACCAAATCTGTCAAGGTTAATCATCTTTTGGTCTCCCTCTCTTACGTTCTTCTTTGATTTGCAACGCACTGTACCACTGGTCTTTGTCAATCTCGATGGTAGACCACCGGTGGTTACAGACAAGGCACTTTTTTCTGCGAACAATGCTGTCGTGGTCAGACCGGCTGTCAACCGTTGTGATGTTGTCACTACCGCACATCGGGCATTTCACTGGGCATCCCTCCACTCGTTGGTGTGGTGGGCAACACGCTTGATTTTCCGGCATTCTTGCTCGCTGCGTTCGTCCATCTCCTCGCTGACTGCCAACGCACACAGCAAGATAGCCGTTGCGAGAAGCCCGCAGGACACGATCACCCAGCCAAGCATCTGCGCTGTGGTCTGGCATCCTTGAATCGCATCACCGCATCCAACTGCTGCGATAGCCGCGACCAGACCAAGCATGGAAAGCGCCATTCCTTTCAAAGTTTTCATTGGTTCTCCTTAGTTCAAAATGATGTCAAACATAAACGGTTTTCTTTCGTTTATCACGATTGTTGCGTTCAGAACCTGCGCTATCTTTGCAAGCGTTTCAGTTTTAACTCCAGTCTTGTACGGTTCTTTGTTCGGACTAGTGATGTTGTAAACTGTTTGCTCTGACAACCCGCTCCTGTGAATAAGCTCAAGAGCGCTCATGTTTCGCTTTTTAAGCGCTGCTTTCAGTGTCATCTGTTTTCTCCTTAACTTTTCACTGAATGCCCGAAAATCCAGATGGTTGCCATCAGAGCGCCAATGCCAATGATTGCACGCGTTGCGTTTACTCCAACCAGAAGGTCAATCCGGTGAATCAGCCAGAAGTTCAGAAGAAACGCTGCGAGAACCAGCGCTAAGAAGATTCCCCATATCAGGACGATTTCTACCAGTGCTTTCATCTTTGTCCTTTCTATTATGTATGTGTTCCAGCCGGTCTTTCTCCCGGCTGTGCCAGCGAATTTCCCGCTTTCCGTAGTACTTACCGTTCATAAGGTCAGCTCCCCTGTTGCAAGCATCTGCGACACCTCGCCGTAATGCTTCCCCAGCTTGTCCGCAAGGGCTTGTACTTCTCCGATAGACGGAAATGTCTTTTCCAGCTTCTTCTTTTCTTGCTGTTTGATTTTGTACACTGCCTTCGCGTTCAGGTTCGCCTTTGCGTTGTAGGCTTTCTTGGCACATCCATTGTGGTACTTCTGCGATGCTACTTTTTTCAGCATCGGCTTTCCGCAGTATGCGCAGAGCACTTTTTTCGGCTTGAATATAACGCCAGCCCTTTCATGTTCTTTATGTCGCTCCTTGTCAACCTTGCGCTTGCACTCGGAGCAGTACCGTCTTGTCGGTCTGACCACGCCAAGATACAGGCCGCAGCGCTCACAGTACTTTTCTTCCAATGCGACCACTCTCTTTCAGTCTGGCTTCTCTGTTATGCCGTTCAAAACACTGGTTGATGGACTTCTCCATCCACAGCACCTTGTTCGCATCGTTTCTGGATACGCCAGAAGCCATTGCAAGCTTTAGTCTACGCTTGTGGCTTTGTGCTTTACAAAATTTCATCACCAGCACTCACCAGCCTTTTTGGTGATGAAAGCGGGAACCTCCCTGCCGGTAGCCCGGCACAGGCATACGCATTTGGCAATCCAGAGTTTCCATTTGTCGTTTGAAAGCAGACAGAATCCCCATTCTCTGTTTTTAAGAGAATCTTGCAAGAACACCGAAACAGAAGTGGTGTAATCTAATTTTACTTTGACGCTCCATGTAATATCGTACCCATCCAAGCACAGCTGCGTCATAATCTTCATTGCTAGATTCTTCGCTTCGGCAAGTTCTTCTTCTGTCCACTTCAGCTTATCCGCTTCGTAGGCTTTGACCGCCTCGTCAATCGCGTTGTGCGCTTCGTCCGGGTACTCAAGGTCTACTTTCAGTGTCAAAATCTTTTCCACGCTCAGCCCTCCACTTTCCTGCTCTTCTCCGCCTTTAAGAAGAGATTAACGAAATAAACCTGACCGATACCCGTCACCTTCGGGGTCTTATTGATAGAAGTGTGCCCATCAGAATGCGCAATGGATGTTTCCTTGATTTCAAACAAGCGAAGTTCCATAGACTTCTGGGTCGGCATATTGTAGTCCGTCCGCTTTCTGTCCTTAATCAGGTATCCGTTTTCACGCATCCACGAGAACAAGCGGTTCTGTCCCATCTGGATGCCGTTCTGCGACAGCAGTTTTGCCATTTCGCCAACCAAAATGCTCTGGCTGCTTGCGCTCACCGCGTCAGCAAAAATGCCCTTCGGCGTAAGTTCTGCAATCTGCTTGTCCTTCTCTTCCAGTTCCTCATGCGCTGCGATCAGTGCAGTTGCGAGAAGCTGCGAGCGGGTAAGCTGCGGCTGTTCGGTAAGCTTCTTCTCCATGTCGTTGAACGCTGCAATATACTTCAGCTTCCATTCGAGAGCAGCCTTTCCGGTAAAGCCCATAGCCAACAAGGTGAAGCCGTCACGGTTCATCAGGTAAGTCCTCTGTTCCCTTCCGTATCTGTCCGGCGCTGTTGTTTCGAAGAACATCTCCCCAAAATTGGGGACATCTTTTTTCATTGCGTCAATGTCACGCATAACGTGGTCGTGACGTTTTTCGAAGTTGTCTGCAATCTGGCGACTAGATGCTACTGGCTCGCCGCTTTGCATAGATAAGATAATTTCGCTCATTTTCCCTCTCTTTCATTCAACAGCTCTTCCAGAGCTTCTTTCACCTTAGCTTCCGCATTTTTAGGTTCACGCTTACCGTTCAGGATTTTTCCCAAGTATTCCGGTGCGCATCCCATTTTTGCAGCAAGCTCTCTGATTTCGATGTTGTTAACGTGAAGGGTTCCTACAACATCACCTGTCCACTTAGGAAGCAAATTTTTTCTCCTTTCTTGTTCTAGTACTTGAACTTTTTGAAAGAATATGATAATATTATGGTGTCAAGCAAAAACATTATCGAACGTTCTTCTATTTGTTCAAAGCCTTTAATTTGTTCTACCGATTGAACCCGGTAACCCTATTAAAGCACAAGTAGTAGAACTTTTCAAGTGTTTTTGTTCAAGTGGTAGAACTTTGTCATCTTGTACAAGCACTGGGGGTAAGTTTTGTGTTTTTTGACAATTTCGTAAAACTATGCGAAGAAAAGGAAGTAAAGCCATCTCGTGCTTTAACTGATGCAGGCGTTCCAAAATCTGCTTATAGCTATTGGAGAAGGGAAGCTGGTATCGGGAACGATGCAAAGCCGACAAACCAAAACGCCGTAAAGCTTGCTCAGTACTTTGACGTTACTGTGGATTACCTTCTTACTGGCAATCAAAAAGAAAACCCGCCCCAGCAGCCGCAAATTGAAGTTGACGCGGATATTAAATGGATTGAGCAGAAGCTAGTAGAGATGCCGAAAGAAAAGCGTGAAGCTTTGATGAAGCTTATCAGAACTATGTGAGGTGACGGCGTGAGCAAAAAGAAATTTAGCAAAGAAGAACTGCTGAACGACAAAAGTTCTCACATGGGTGATAGGTTTTCATTTGCCTTCGGTGTGCTTTTCTTGGTTGCTTCATTTATTTTCCTTGTGTATTCTTCAACCGCCTTTTTAATCGTTGCAGCCATTGGGGCTATGATGTTGATAAAAGGTAAACGCGGATACAATATGTTTCTTGAAAGAGAAAAGCTCAAAACAAAAATGTACGAAACACCTGTGTCCGCAAAGATTGTAGGCTCTGGTGAAAGCAAGAAGGCCGGAAGCGCCGCACTCCGTTCCGCTGTTGGCGGTTCAATTGCCGGATTGCCCGGTGCTGTTTACGGTGCAGCATCCGCAAAATCTAAAACCAGCGTCACGTTTTATGTGACGTATGAAGATGGCCACAGCGGAACTGAAACCGTAAAATCTGATTCTAGTCGGTTCTTAAAACTGATGAAAGTCTGTAAGGATTGACCCGGTACAAATAAAACCCCTTGCGCCGGGCTTTCGGTAGCCTTATGCGCAAGGGGTTTTGTTATGCGTTATTTATTATTTCTTTAGCTGCCGGAATCTTTTCAGGATGTTCCAGCAGCCATGCAATAAATCGGTCAATCTTGGCTCTTTCTTGTTCACTCATTGTGGCATATCCTCCCGATCGGTAAGTGCAGATGTTCATTTGATACGATTATACATCATCAAGTTGTCAAGTCAATGTATTTTGAACAACTTCGTAAAAATCGAACATTTTCTTCACATCCATTACTTCACATCAGGAAAGCCAAAAATTGCAATGACAATGATTAAGAACCACGTTAAGTTTAAGTTACCCTTTGCTTTGTAACATTCCGTTGAGCATGGAACGAAAAGGGTTTTCAGGCAACTTGTCCAGAACATCTGCTTTGACAAGCGCGTTTGTGCTGATGCTGTGCGAAACATTGTTTAGCTGCACAATGGCATCGTCCAAGTCTTTTACGGTTGCTCCACGCCGTTCCATTGACTGGAGGAAAGTTTTCACTTCTTCAAGAACGACAGGGTTCTCGGCTTTATAGAATCCATTCGTAAAGTCCATCTTCTTCTCCTTTCACAGTTCCACAAGCTGCCCGTCAATGCGTTCGATGTTGTCTGCCGGGTCTCGCCCATCGTCTAAGGCGGCTACGGCGCGTTCCAGAACGTTTTTTGCTTCTTCATAAGCAGACTTATCAGCATCGTTGTTTGCAAGGTTGTAGACCAGTTTTAAAGCGGTCTGGCGGGCATAGGGAATGAGCATGGTATCAATCTGGTTCATACACTAACCCTCCCACGGTTTCGGCGTTTTGTTTTCGTTCGGTTCAGATGCGGGCATTCCGTCAATGATAATCATGTTGTTACCTCCTGTTTTGATTGTTTTTTCGATGGTACAGTTATAACACAGGCTGCTGTTGGTTCTCCATAGCAGCTTTTTCCATTTTTTGGCTTGTCGAATCCGGCAGTTTTGTCTGATTTTGTTGAAAGGGTGAGAATTTATGGATGAATATTTAGTAAGAACAGCTAAAGCATTAGAGATAGCTCGAATGCGTTCCGGCTTGAGCCAGCAGAAGTTGGCGGCAAGAATGGGCGTGAATCGTGGCACGATAGCGAATTGGGAGCAAGGCCTGGCAGCTATCTCCCTGCCGATGGCTATGCGCTGGTTCACTTGCTGCGGCGTATCGGCGGCTCGATACATAGACGCTTGCATTCACCCAGGGCTACTGGAGCATCTGGAAGATGACCTTTCCGATTTGGAGAAACGGCGAATTCTCATAGATGCTATGATGGAGTGCTCTTCCTATGAGATAGAAGCTTTGCTGTACATCAGGTACGGAGATCACGGCTCAGACCACATCGGCGTGTTGACGGAGATTCTGGCAAACCTCCATACGCCGCTCAAGGACAGGGTCGCTGTCTGCCGGATGGTGTCTGGTAGCTATGAGATGGCGCAGGCTACCGGAACAGACCCAGACCAGAACGGAACCGCCCCAAAGATGGAAATTCTCTATCAGGCGCAGGACGCTGGAACAGAAGCGGCTATGAAGTCCAACGATTCATATACCGTGAATCCAAATAACATAAGCGGTTGATTGTCGAATTATCGCAGTTTTTGAAGAACATTTTGTATGCGTTCATCCACTTTTTGTACACCTATCGGGCAAATTTACCTTGTCATTCCGTCCCCCATAGTCTGTTAATCGACAACATTCGCGCGGAATAAATAACGAGTTATCGTTAATCTGTTGTTTGTGCTTGGTCGGCTTGTCAATCTGTCCCCCATAGCATTGAATTAAAAGTTTTTCATCCACTTTTTGTACACGTTAGGTAAATCTAACCGTTAAGCATTTCAACCTTTCGGATGTTAAACATCTGTTTATTTGGCGATATTTGCTTTGTGTTTTCCACTTTTTAAGAGAGAAAGAAAAGATTTTGTGGAAAATTTTCTTCTTCTGCTGTTAGTAGAAGTTATTTTATAATCTTGTTAATAGTCTTGTTTTATATAATGTAAAGAGGTGTACAAAAAATGGATATAGGTGTACAGATTGTGGAAATAGGTGTACGAAATGTGGATAGTTAGGTGTACAAGAAGTGGAAATAGGTGTACACTTGCTATTGATTTGTACACCTATCTGTGATATACTCTTATACGAGAGGAGGCGTGATAAGAGTGTCTGATATTAAAGGCGGGAACTTGGTCGAAAAGAGCCGACAGCTTGTTTGGGCAAAGTTCACTGATTATACAGCAGGAGAACTACGGTTACTTGAAGTGTATCTTAGCCGCATCAATCCGAGAGACCCTGAAACTTCAACGGTTCAGTTTACGTTACAAGAGTATTGCGAGTTTTTGGGGTTGAAAATCAACTCTAGGAATTTGAAAGCACAGGTCAAGCATTTCATCGACAACTCCGTTGAAGTTCCTAGAGGTGACGGTTCAGGCTCGTTTGATTTGTATCCCCTGTTCAGTAGAGCAACTGTAAACTTTGAACCTAGTTTGATGAATATTACTGTGTCGTTATGTTGTAACCCGCTTCTGCAACCTGTTTTCTTCGACATTGCAGAGCGTGGATATGTCAAGTATCGCTTGCGCTACACAGCGAATATGAAATCGCAGTATAGCATTCTGCTGTATTCAATTCTCCGAGAGTTCATCGGACGTGGCGTGAGCCAGCCCGAAATTACGTTGGATAGATTAAGGGAACAGCTTGGTGCAAGAGAACCTAGCTATCAAGAGTTCAAGCATCTTAGGCGGCGTGTCATTGATATTGCGGTAGCTGAAATAAACGAAGTGTCAGACCTGTGCGTTGAATATGACAAGGTCATGAGAGGTCGCAATGCGGTTGCTGTGAAGTTCAATGTAGCTTTCAAGTCTAATGAGCCAGTCATAGACGTGGAAGCTAACGAGGTTGAAAGCGTAGAGCTAAAAGATGTTCCAAAGAGCCAACGACCTGCCAGAAAGCCCCGCAGCGGCGCATACGAGGATGTGGATTGGGCATCTATTGCGCCGGAGATGTCTAAAAGCCAGTGTATCTTGACCGCAAAGCTGGTGGCAAAGAGATTGCCGGAGAAGTATCCGAACATCAAGCCCAACAAGAAAAAAGAAGCTGTTGTGAACATCATTGAGAATGCATACAGGATTCTTGTCAGCGAGCGACTTGATAGGATTGAAAAAGACCCAGGCGCTTATATGTACTCAATTTTGAAAGAAGCAGACCTTGACGATTATGCTACGTTTGACGATAGCTTCTTAAAGTAGTCGGATGTAGCGCATTGAGCAGAACAGCAGACGATGCAGAAAGGAGCGAGAATGGGTTGGATTAGCGTAAAAGATAAGATGCCAGACAAGTACATTCAGATTATCATTTATGATAAAGTGATGGGTGTTACTTTCGGTTATTATGGTGACTTCAAAGGCAAAAAATGGTATACAGATGATGTGTTGACGGATGCGTTCTATGGAAACAATAGTGAAACGCAACTGATTGATGATAATGTGTTATATCATGTAACCCATTGGATGCCACTTCCTGATGAACCCGAAGAATAAAGAAAGAGCGATAAAATGGCAAAAGTTCAAAGTTCCGTTTTGTACAGAGAAGTGGCGAAATTGTTAAACGACTTTGATTGTAACAGAGTTGAGTTTTTCACCGTTGGGGACGGAATTGATACGCCAATTCATGTAATGGTCGGTTCTCGTGGACACGGTACTGTAGAACCAGACGAAGCAATTGAGGAAGGGAAGGCGCTAATTGAAGCTGGTAAGGCAGCAAAAAAATTTAAGTACAACGGTTATTTTGTAATGTGGGGAGAATAAAAATGGCAAAAATCATAGCTGTCGCCAACCAGAAGGGCGGCACAGGAAAGACTACCACAAGCACCTGTTTGGCTGGTGCATTGCAGCTGCTTGGCAAGAAGGTCTTGCTGGTGGACTGCGATGCCCAGTGCAACGCAACGGACACCTACGGCGCACAGACAGAGGACGTATGCACCCTGTTTGATGTGATGACCCGGCAAGGAACGGTCGAAGAAGGAATCCAGCACTGTGAAGCTGGTGACATTCTGCCGTCTGACAACGCATTGAAGGACATTGACGAGCAGCTTGTGCGGGATATGGGTAAGAACTTCCGGCTGCGAGAAGCCCTTGAAAGTGTGTCTGAGCAGTATGATTACATTGTGCTGGACACTCCCCCGCAGCTTGGTTTGATGCTTGTAAATGCGCTGATCGCATCGAATAGTGTCATTGTTCCGATGACCCCTGACCGCTACGCTGTGGCTGGTTTAAGTCAGCTTTCGCAGACAATCAATGATGTTAGGAGGTATTTTAACCAAAACCTGAAAATCGAAGGGTTACTTCTGAATAAGTTTGGGGGTCGGGAAGTCCTTTCGAAAGAAGCAATCGAAGCACTACCAGAAGCCGCAAAGCTTATGGGCACCAAAGTACTTGACACAAAAATTCGAATGTCAATGGGGATTAGAAAGGCGCAATCAGATCGTCACGGTCTGTTTATTGGAAATACGGCAAAATGCACGGGAGCAGAGGATTTCAAGGCGTTGGCGAAAAAAATTGTGGAGGGGGATGCAAAATGAGTAAAAAGATATGGCATAGTGCGAAGTATGACCCGCCGAAATCTAGTTCGTACCGTATGAACAAGGAAACGACTGATTTTTTGGTATATACTAAAGACGGGTTTTATCTTACAGCAAGACGTATTTATAACATACATGATAATGAGCATCAGTGGTTGGACTCCCAAACTGGTTATCATAAGCTCGATGTAGAATACTGGACGGAAGTACCGAAAGAGCCTTGCAAAGAAAACATAGCAACCATTCCGCTGAGTAAAGATGAATTGATGGAAATTGTAGAAAAAATCGATTCCGCAAGCGGAATCCCGGAAGAAATTCTTAAATTTCTGGGAATAGGTGGTAAGGAGGAGAAAGAGGAATGAAATCAACCAGCAAAAAATCAACGGGTCTGCTTGGCGGGTTTGATTTTCAGCCTATTTTTTCGGAACAAACATTAAGCCGAAGTGAGCCAAAGGAAGAAGAAGTAAGCCGAGCAAAGCCGAACGAAGCCGAACAAGCATCAATTAAGTCCAGTGAAGCCACAGACGGCCATGTACAGCCTAATGAAGCACTGTTAAGCAATATTAAGCCGAAGCAAGCTAAAGACAGCGAAACACAGCCAAACAATGCCGTAGTAAGCGAAAGTAAGCCAAAGAAGCTGAAACAGGCGAGGGAAGTTCAACGTCTTATCGAACAGGGCGATGTTCCCGGCGCACTTGCCGAAGCTGGCTTGACAAGGAAAAAAATCCCGATGCCGGAATCACATCAGGGCGTTGCAAGCGGCGATGGCAAGCGTTCAAAGCGCATTACCATCCTTATGAGCGAGGAAGAGCGCAAGTACATCAACCGTGAAGCTAGACGGCATGGGATGACGATTGGACAGTTCGTGTACGCTCTGGCGGTTGCAGCGGCAGAGGGAAAGATTGAGTTGGAGGATTTCTTGGAGGATTGAGGTATGTCGTGAAACACGATATACCTGTAACCTGTATCTTCCGGTATTAGGTGTTGACTTTTAAGCACACAAATAGTATACTTAATGTGCGCTCAAAAGTGGAGGTGAACGCATGAGTGCAAAAATGGGAAGACCAAAGCTGGAAAACCCGAACAGTGTTCGCACAAGCGTCCGTTTGGACGTGAATACTGACAAACAGCTTTCGGATTATTGCGAAAAAAACGGCATTTCTAAGGGAGAAGCCGTTCGTGAAGCTGTCCAGCAATGGCTTGAACATCAAAAATAAAAAATCCCCTAAACTGTTCGTAACTTGGCGGTCACCGGCAGTTTAAGGAATTACACTCCATGCGATTATGGGTGATAAATCCATTATATCATCTTCATAGTTGCATTACAAGCAAGATTTTTGTGGTAAAGCCAATGAACATTCCAGCAACGAAAGAAGAGATTCTCGAAAATTTCAAGCAAAATAGCAACGGCCGTCCGCTCAACAAGGATGATTATGAGATTGCGGAAGCGTTATCTCGAATCACTTACAAGGCGTATGAGGTCGGAATGGAAGATGCTAAACAGTTGTATATGGGGGATATGATGGATAACAAGAGATGTAACGCACTTCACGTTTTTAAGAACAAGACCTTTGGTCAGCTCCGCACGATTGAAGAAGATGGTAAAATTCTTTTCTGTGCTTCTGACGTGGCAAAGGCACTTGGCTATACCAATGCACCGGATGCAGTAAAACGCCATTGTCGGTATACTGTAAAACGCAGTACACCTCACCCGCAAGCAAAAGATAAGATGATTGAAGTAACTTTCATCCCAGAGGGCGATGTTTACCGTCTTATCACCCACAGCAAGTTGCCCGGCGCAGAGAAGTTCGAGAGTTGGGTTTTCGATGATGTTCTTCCGTCTCTCCGCAAGAATGGCTATTACAGCCTTGCCCCGCAGGAGAACAAGCCCGACACGCAGGACGATGCAATCTTGCAAGTGCTGATGAAGAACACGGAAGTCCTACAAGCCATCGTTCAGCAAAACCAGCAGATTATGATTGCTCTTACCAACCTGTCTGTCAACGATGCAAAGCACACGATGGAGATTCAACCTTACACTTCCCATCAGGGGCAGAAGGGTGACGGCAAACGTAGCAAGCGAATCACAATTCTTATGAGCGACAGCGAGCGGACGTTCGTTACGAGAGAAGCACGCAAGCACGGATTCACGGCAGGGGAGTACATCTACAACCTGTCCGTTGCAGCATCGAAAGACCAGATTGACTTAGGATAACTCCGAAAAAAGCTAGAGGATAGAACAGGCAGATATCGCCCATCGTTAGGAGATGTGGGAATTGTCGCCCCACCTAGCTTTTTCAATAGTAAACCCCTGTGCGGTCATTACGACTACACAGGGGTTTTCGCTTTACTTATCAGCAATGCAATCCCAGTAGAGATATGCCTTGCCATCTGCGGCATCCGCGTCCTCAAGGAACGCCTTTGCCATGTCAGCGTAGAAGCCCGGAGTGTCAACGGACTGGCGTTTTGCGACCTGACAATAATCCGAGTACATCATGTTCATGACAGCCCAGAAATCGTTCGGGTCACAGTTGATATTGCGCTGTTTCGCAACGTCCTGCGTCTGTTCCAGCGTCCAGTGACAGCCCTTTGTGCCGTCAGCGTTCACCATGCTGTCGCACCATTCCTCTGCTTCGTCGTGGGTGAGGTGCTGGCGCGGCATCTTGATCGAGCGGCTGTCCGCACCGCCACGTTCGTACTGTCCAGACCGCTTGTCCCAGTCTCCGTTCTGCGAGAAGCCGATTTGCGGCATCTTGCGCCCATACTCTACGTCAGGGTAGCGGGGGATAGGGTAAGGGTCGATGTAGCGGTTTTCCTCCTGCGGATAGTAGGGATAGCGGTCGTTGCCGCCTTCCAGCTTGCGCAGACGGCGTTCCATCTCACGCTCCCTGCGGTCACGCTCTTCCTCAAGGCGGTCACGCTCCGGCTCACGGTCTTTGTCGTGGTCGCGGAGCATCATCATGCGGCGAAAATTGTTCTTGCCCATAATCTATACCTCCTTAAGAAATGGACGCGGGCGCACCAGCGTGGGAACGGCAGAAGCAGCCAAAATACTTGAACGTGCCTGTGCCAGTGGCAGACGTTGCAACGCGGGTAGCGTAGCGGGTGCGAGTGTGGATGCTTTCAGCGGTTGCCTGAGCGCAGTTGCAGTCGGTCAGAGGGTATGCGGTCGTTCCTGCACCGATGGTAATGACCACAGGAGCGTTGATGGTGGTCGTGTCCGGGATGCTCTGGGCAACTACGATGCAATACTTCTCTCCGTTCTGGTATGCGCCAGCAGGGATGTTGATGGTCAGCGTGTCATTGGCGAACGTCACCGCATCCGAGATGACCAGGTGCGGGCACAGACGGCAGCTTGTTTTGCAAGCCATAATGTTTTCCTCCTAAAAAATCAGGGGCAGAGGTGTCTTACCCCTGCCCCGATGGTTCACCCGGTGTTATCGGGGAGCGTGTTGGTTAGCAGCAGCCGCAGCAGTTCACGCCCAAGTTGGGATTTGCCACCTGATAAGCGGGAATCGGACGAGGATTGACCCGGTTCAGGATGGTATCAGTCTGCTGGGACATCACGGTGGTCAGAAGCGCATTCTGACGATCCTGAGAAGCGGCGAACTTGAGGTTCTGGTTCTCAGCGGTCAGAGTGGCAATCTTGTCCTGCGTGAAGTAGTCCATCATGCTGCGGAAGTTGGCGTTGCAGTTGTCCACGATGGCGCGGGCGTTGTCTGCGATAGCCTGACGGGTAGCGCAGTCCTCCGTTGCGATGGTGTACTTCAGGTCGCCGATGAGCTGCTTGTTCTCGCAGCAGCAAGATGCAAGCTGCGTGGCAAGTGCGGTCTGACCAGCCTGCCGAGCGTTGCCCTCCTGCATGATGGCAAGGCTGATGGCGTTGTCGCCGTTGGACACGCTGCGTTCCAGACCGTTCACGAGCTGTGCGTTCTGGTAGCCAAGCTGACAGATGGCGCTGTTCACGCCTGCAAAGCCGTTCGCGATGTTGGTGTTGACGCCGTTCATCTGTGCCAGCTGGTCATAGCCCAGAGAGCAGATGCCGCTCTGGATTCCCGCCAGAGAGCGGGAGGTATTCTGCTGGTTGAAGCCATCAGACAGAGCCGCACGAGTGTCTGCGCCGCCCTGACCGGTTGCGCCGGTGCCTACAAGATACGGGATGTAGTTCGCCATACCGTTGTCGCTGCCGTTGCGCCCGTTGCCGTAGTTGCCCCAGCCGAAGATGATGGCGAGGATGATAACCGCCCACAGACCTTCGTTGCCGAAGAATCCGCCGTTGTTATTGCCGCCGTCCTGCCCAGCCAGATAGCCAGTTGCAAAATCGTCCATAACAAAACTCCTTTCAGTTTTGCGTTATGCCATCCCACCGCCGTATGCGATGGGCGAAGCCAAACAAATGCGGTTTTTGTCAAGTCCGCAAAACTGAGAAGCGTTTCGCTTAGAGGGATGCGTTATCGGGGCAGCGTCAGATTCAGGACGCTTGCCAGCTGGTTCAGGTCGATGCCACGCTCTTTGGCGAGGTTCTGTGCCATCGTTCGGAGTTGCGCTTCGTTTTTGCCCTGAATCAGGTTCAGCCCCTGCATGATGGGTGCGCTCTGCCCGCCCAACTGCTGGATAAGACCCATCGGGTTCTGCCCGGCACGAGCCAGATTTGCAAGCTGCATGATAGGGCTGTGAGTAATCATATCAAACGGAGAGGGCATCGCTTATTCTCCTTTCTTTGCGGTGGCAGTGGGCTTAGAAAAGCTCTTCTGCCACTTTTCCAGTTCATCCAGCCGATGAACAAGGGCATCGTACTGCTCAACAGGTACATACTGCTGTGTCGGTGCAGCGGTCTGCTGTGCCTGCTGCGCTTGCATCTGCCGCCATGCTTCCGGGCTGTAGAACTCCTGCACATAGGATTCACAGGTATCCGGGTTGAGCCGCTTGCAGTAGATCACGCCGCTGCGCAAGTCTGGGCAGTAGGTCGGTCTGCCGTACAGGTCTGACGGTATCGCCAAAAATTCTTCCCTGCTGGACACAGGTCTGCCAAGCAACCAACCGCCATCTTGTGCCGACTGCTGAACAGGCTGCTGCCCATTCATCGGCTGTGGACGCTGCGGTTGTGCCTGTTGCATCTGCGTGTTGGGCAGGGGAGCGGCAAGGCCTACCGTGCCCATGCCGCCGTAAGGATTGACAGGTTGCTGCGGAACGTAAGGTGCTCCGGGTGTCGGATAATAGCTCATAATGCATCCCTCCTGATGCTCCCAGTGTACCGCATCGGCAGAAAACGAGAGACAACGAACGCACAACGAAGGACAAAAAAAGAAAAGCGCCCACACGGAAAAATCCGCATGAGCGCTTAACTATTAAAGGACTTCGCATTGGAAGCAAAACTAAAATATCACGTTTCGGCTTGCAAGGCAAGGGTTTCGACAAAACTAGTGCAAATAAGACAAAAATCAAGAGCAGAACCGTCCACAGGCGATGCTGCTCTCTACAAATGCCGTAGCATTTCAATCTGGGACTCCTAAGTGCATAGGAATGTAAAACGGGATGAACCGCTTCCAACTATGGAAGTGTTTAGGATATCGCCTAACAAGATACCAATCGCCAAAAAGGTGGAAGGTTGTATAGTATTTTGCGATTCTTGCCACTCGTTCTTCTTTTGTATTGCACATAAGCATCACCATATAAAATCGTCTCCCGCATAGTACGCACTGTAAGTAGGCGGGCGGGAGACTGTATCATCTTAAAAGACCCGCCATGATACGCATCGTTGAGAGGCTTAGCGGGTTCAGATATACACCCTAATGCGCTTCTTCGAGAGGCCGGGTGGATTTGTTAAGATAATTATACCATAATTCGTGCAAAAAGAAAAGTGGCAGACCCGAAAGCCTGCCGCTTCAATGCGTTTCACAAGAAAACGCACCCAATTAAAAGTATAGTATCACACATCCAGCATTTTTTCAATGCTTTTCAGCCGATAGCTTACCGCCGTCCGGCTGTAATGCGTCTGTGCTGCAATGTCCGGCAGTGGGAGCCGCTCAACGTACCGCAAAAGAGCTATCTTTCGGTCTACCCTCCCAAGCGGTGCGCTTTTGATAGCAGCGGTCATTTGCTTCCGGTCAAGTCCTTGCAGCGCAGCGGGCAGCACTACACGAGCCGCCGCCACAGGCAGAACCGAGCCAAAAAGGCTGCGGCAGCTGTCCGGCGTTGCGCACTATATTGCAAATGACGGCAAAATGGTGATGAATTGAACTTTTCGGGCTTGAAAAGTTGAACTCATTCGTGAAAATGGCCGATTTTAACCAATATTTCAAATCGAATACGCAGATTTTGCATAACTCAACCATTTTCGTGATGTGCCAAAATTGCTCTTGTGCGGCGAACATCTCGGTGACGTCACCGAGATGACGGTATGTAGTGCTTGCCATGATATACTCCTTTCAGCGAGAAATAAGCGGGATAGCCCAGAATGGGAAGAAAATGCACCAGTATAAAAACCTGGTTTTGAGGGGAACCGCAAGATTTTCTTTTCCAATAGATTTGCAATCGCTTTTCCATATAAAAAAGAAGGGCGTAAATAGCAAAAGCTGTGCAAAAATAGAAATAAATTCTGCAACCAAAAAGTTTTTTATTTCCACGGTGCGTTCCTTACTGCTTTTGCAGCGCCGACCGTGCCCGGTCAAAGAAAAACTGAATTACCTTGCTCATGGTCTCTTCGGTGATTGCCCACGAGACCAGCTTGCCCCACCGGCTGTTGTTTAGATAGGTGCGCAGCATCTTGACGCACCACGCCTTGCGCTCTGCGCCGCGCTTGGTGCCCTGAATCTCGTGCTCTGCTTGGTCGATAAGGTCAAGCACCAGCGTCTTGACCGCTGCGCCGTAGCCCAGACGGATAAGCCCCAGCACAAGCGACACAGTGCCCACAACAATGAGTACCAGCGCCAGCCATGCGGGCAACGGGGTGAGAATGGTGTTAAGGATGGTTTCCATGTGTTACTCTCCTCTCTCTTTTTCGAGATCTTCAATGCGGTGGTTTGCCACCTTAATCTGTTCTTCCAGAACTGGCACGCGCTGGGCAAAGTTGTTATGCGCCCGCACTTCGCGGGTCAGCTCTTCCAGCTTGGTTTCGGTAACAGCCTGCTGCTTGTCCAACTTAGCGTCCATACTCTGGGCGGTGCGGTTGTTGGAGACGATCGCGCCGATCAGGCTCAGACCGCCGGTGATGATTGCCACGATGATTGATTCGCTCATGCGCCCTCCCGAAGACGGGTCAGACCCTTCTTTGCGATGATTTTGGCGTAGTCCTTGTATGGCACCGACAAGTCCACGCAGGAAATCTTGCCCGGTATCGCGTCCACAACACCGGGAATCTTGCCCTTGCTGGTGTACTGCCACAAGCCGAACGACCAGCCCGGTTCAGGCTTTTTGCTGCGGTATGCTGCCAGCCACACGTCATAAGGCTTGAGCGCAGCGCCGGTCATGTACAGGTTATCACGGCCAAAGTAAAGCCCGGTGTATAGCATGGCGTAAAAGCCCCAGCGCTCCACCGTGGCAAGCGCATGGGCGGCAATGTCCGTCAGGGTCTGCTTGTCGAGCGGCGCTTGCACATAGCTGTCCTCAATGTCCACCGCCACCGGCAGCTGCACTGTCTTACCGGTCAGTACCTTGCGCAGCAGGGCAAGCTCTGCGTCAGCTTCTGCCGTGTTGACCGCCTTGCAGTAGTAGTACACGCCACAGGCGATGCCCAGCCGCTGGCACTCGCGGTAATTACGCTCAAAGGTGGGGTCAATGTACGGCTTGCTGGGCGCGTCTTTTGCGCTGTTGCCCAGCGCCCGCAGCATCACACCGGAGACAAAGTCGCTTGCCTTGACCTTGTCCCAGTTGATGCGCCCCTGCCAGCGGGAAACGTCCATGATAGGTCTCATACTCTGCTCCTTAATACTTTTCGCCGGTAATCTCTTCATACTCTTCTGCGGTCAGGCGCTGGGGCTTGCGCTGCACAAGGATGCGCAGCATGGCCTTAGACCAGCGGCCCGCCTCGTACTCGTCTTTCGCTTTGCCGAAGATCGCGCTGTGCTTATCACTCATGGCTCATGCCCTCCTTGTCTGCAGCCTCGTCCTCAATGGGCACATCGGCCAGAATGCACAGGAAGTCCACCATAGACGCGATCTGTGCCAAATCCGCGTCCCGGTTTTCGTTTTCGGCGGCGGTCTTGATGTCGCCAGTGTTGTGAACAATTTTCATGTAGTTATCCCCTCCAGCAGAGTTTTAACGTATTGATCCATGCGCTGCAGCAGCTGCTGCGAGTTGCCTTTAGCGGCATGGGCTTTCCATGATCCATACTGCTCATACAGGGCAGATGCCGGTTTCTCTCCTGCCTTGATGAGCTGGGCAAGCCGAAACAGGCGCTTGCGCTCGGCCTTGACATTCTGCGGGTCAACGGTCATAACGACCTTGCCCGCCGGGGTCAAGCGGTAGATGAAACCTAGAAAACGGAATCCATCCTTTAGCCTGACGATCTTGGTCTTGGTCGGGTGCAGCTCCATGCCATCGGCAGCGTACCGGGCGCGGATCGCCTCCCGCCACTCCTCAAGCCGTGCCTTGTCGTGGTGGATGATGAGGCTATCATCCATAAAACGGACGTACTTTTTCGCCCGCAGGCGCTCCTTGATGTAGTGATCTATGGGGTCGGGCACCGAGATCCCGGCAAGCTGCACCATCTGGCTGCCCGGATTATAACCGGCCTCGCCGGTATATTGACGATCCAGCACCTCACGCACGCGGTTATGCACACTTGGCGGCAGATGCCGCTCAAAGCAGCGGTTTGCCACGTCATGGGGCATCGTGTCGTAATAGTGCCGGATATCTACCAACAGCACATAGCCATCAGCGCCGTGCTGCCGGTATTCGCGCTCCATCATGAGCTTGACCTGCTTGCGCGCCCAGTCGGTACCTTTGCCGGTCTGACAGGCCGCGTTTTGCCGGATGAAGCTCCGTGTCATTGCTGGATAAACAGCATTGTCGTTGAGAGAGCGCTGGTATACCCTATCCCGAAAGCCATTCGCAACCGCTGTGCGGGGCTTGGGATAGGTGATTCTAACTTTGATTGTTGGCCGTGCCTTGTATGTACCTGTCGCGAGCTCCTTTTGGAGTTTCAGGATCTCGTCCATCCGAAACAGGTGAAACCGTCCAACGCTTGCCTTGCGGCACACGCCTTTGGCGCACTTGCCCTCGGAATTATACAGGGCATCGAACCCGATTATTATTTCTTCTTCTTGCACTGATTTTTTCAGCTCTCCTCGCAAGGATCTGCCGGGTGATAGCGGTCAACACCCCGCAGGGTGGCCACGTCCGGCTGATATTGTTCGTCTGCCAGAGGACAGACATGGCACTCGGCTCCTTGCACGGCAGTTTTTGCCCGGCCTCTGCTATGCAGGGGCTTTTGTGGGCGTGCTGCCGTCCAATCCGGGGCGCAGCGATTCGCGTTGATCGCG